AACAGAGTGCCTATTACCGAAAAGCGAAAATTTTCAAGTTACGATGAATGACAGAGTAATATCGTGTCTTAATAATATTAAAGACGAAAACGACTTGTCGGCAGAAGGTAAAAAAAAATTGAAAAGTGTCCGGAGTATGTACCGGATAAGAAAGGTTGAGTAGAGCGTGAAAGATAAAATAGCGAAGAAATTAAAACAAAAACGCAGAGCCGTAAGGCAGGTGATAAAAAACGCCGAAGAAGAAAGAATATTAAAAAATTTTGATGAAATTGCAAAGAAACGTGGTATTAAGAAATTCAATAGAAAGAAAGCATTGCAGTCGTACAAGATTGTTGAAAACGAAGTTACAACAGAGGGCGTTGTCAATCTTGTGGTAGTAGGTGCGTGGTATCTGCGTATAAAATGCAAATGGGGTCAAAAACGCGTGTGTCAATACATAGAGGGAGTTATTCGATATATTGGGGTTGTGTATAACCGTGAACGCGATATTGATAAACTCGCAGAGGAATTAAAAGATGAGTGCGATTTTGATTATGAAAAACTGATGAACGATTTTGACCCACTAAAAATCAAGACAAGCACTGCCGAGCAAGACCGTATTAAAATGGTTACGTGTGCAATGAAAAACAATGCACCTATAATCCTGTATACGTTCTATTCAATGTTGAAATGGAAGAAGAAACGTATAACAGAATTAGGACAGGCAATAAAAGATGTTTTAATGGGTATGCAGGACGGCAAGCTGAAAGAGGTTAAAGAGGTCGTAAGAAAAGAATGCGGTATGACATTCTATTACGACGGAAAGATAACGTATAGCAAATAGGAGGACAGGAGATTGACGGAGTTTAGATTTTCAAGAACATTAGATAGGTTAGGAATAAACTACAATACGCAGGGATTGATATATTTTCTGTGCGTGAACGCAAGACGACTGCCGGAGCAAGATAAGGCAGTGCTGAATATGTGTCTTGAGGTCGCAGGAGAGGACTATCAGGCACTATATAAATTTCTGACCGACAGCTCCGTCAATCACGTCTACATACAAATGCAATACGGATTGCACCCGAAACGATTATTTAATCTAAAACGCGAATTCTATAAACGGTTTCGGTATAACTTAACTCACTTTGACTTGCGGTAGAAAATGTGATATAATATATATGCTCACTTGAGAGATATTATATTTTTTCATTTATTCCCAAAAAAGACGGTTACCAAACGGCAACCGTCTTTTTTGTTATGCGTTTTCAATTAATCTTTCCACGATTTGACTGATAGATACACGCTTTTCAAGGGCAAGACGTTGTAGCTTTTTCTTAGCCGTTTCGGATAGGATAATAGTTGTTCGTGTCTCTCCTTCAGAAGCTTCACCGAAAAACTTTTCATAGGTTTCCGTATCGCCGTTTTCTTCGACGAAAGCTTGAGCCTCTTTTTCGGATAGGGGGATAATTTCACTTCCGCCCCCCATAAAATCGCCGTCCGGTACAGCATATTTACTTCTTGCTCCGCCTTTACCGTGCAAGAAATACTCACCTGTACGTTTTACATACAGAGTTTCTTGTACCCAATCAAAGTCGCCGAAAGGTAAGTTGTTTGAATAGCAACAAACCTCCTTTGCAGTGTCTGTATTATATTTTTTTCCTCTGATGATTTTTTGCATTTTAAATTCCTCCTATTTTTCGTCAATTATAACTCTCCAACCTTTGTAGGTTGCAGGATATGCTCTTTTCCCTAACATAGTAGCTCGCACTTGGGACATTCCTGACACTACATTGTAAAACTGCTGTGTGTCAGGTTTGCAACCGAAATGTTCTTCGCCGTGTAACCGCAACCAGTTATTCAACGAATGAAAACGGTAATGTACATTTTCAGGTGAAACAATATGCCAATCTATTGCGTTGACATTTGTTTCAAATTTACCTGATTTGGGACTTGCCTTAGATGCTTCTACTGCTAACGTTCGGATTTGGTATGGGTCTTTGCCTTTGCGTGCGTCAGAAATCTTTTTCTTTTCTTCGCCTGACTTCTTTCTGCCTGTTGAACGAATAACTGCGTATTTGCGTCTACATTCGTTTGAACAGGTTACTTTTTTAGCTGACGGTGACGTTTTGAATTCGTCACCGCATATTATACATTTTTTTATCATAGCCACACCGCTCTATCATAACAGGCTTCCGTATTACCGTCCAACCAATCTTGAACGTTTTTCGCTGTCCAACTTCTGACAGCGAAACAACCTTTACCGATACCACATCGGTAGGCTGTAACAAACCCGTCGTTGGATACTTTTATCCAACGGCTTGTGTCGTCCTCAGGTTCATTTGGAATGAATCTGATTGTACCTTTTACCACTTTATCGAAGTGGTAATCTGTTTCTTTTTCAACTTTTTCTACAAGTTCTTTTCCTGTAGCAGTCAGTTCATACTTCGGACAAAATCCAAACTCGTCCATTGCGTTTATTAATTTTTTCATAATTAATCTTCCTTTCCTTTTTTGAGTGTTGCACCGACGCACCGAAATGCGTCGGAATTGCGTTTTTATAGCTCTTTTTCAATTTCAGCGATGATGTCTACATATTCTAATACTTCGTCTGCTGATAATTCGTAACTGTCGTTTTCCCAAGAACTATCATCTTCAATAGTTCTTAAAAATTCTTCAGCTTTTTCAGTTTTTTTGTCATCATCATCACAGTCAGCTAAATTCGGGAACCATTCTTTCTCTGTGACGTATCTGCAACGTCCTTCTTCGTCAATACTAATGATAATGTCGTATGCGTTTGTTTCTCCGTAAATTAATCTCTTTTTCATAATTAATCTTCCTTTCTCTTGCCTTTCGGCTAACCTCTTTTGTTATTTTCTGATTATAATATAGCATACTTTTATGCCAAAGTCAATACTTTTATGCTAAAGTCAAATAAGATTATGAAAAGTGTACATATATTCCTATGACGATTTATGCAATATACACAAAATATAAAAATATTAAAATTGGAAAATAGTGAGGGGGATAGATTTGATTTACTACATATAGTAGGTAGAACCGTCGTGGTGACGGTGGGTTAATATTTCACTGATTGTCGGTGGGGACGGAAATATTAAATTGATGAAAAGGGGGTGTCAGCCATCGCAAAACAGAGAACATATACAGACGCCGACCGTGAGCAGGCATTTGCGGAATACACGGTATTGGGAAATTGGGAATTAGTATCACGTAAAATGGGCATTCCCGTAAACACGTTAAAATCGTGGTGGCGACGACATCCGCCTGATATGGACGAATATGCAGAAAAACGCCGAGAGGTCCGCGAGGGTTTCATCGAAACGGCGAGCAGAGCCATTGAAAACGGTGCGGAACTGATTAACAGGCGTATGGAAACGGCATTGAAGTACCAACAAGAATTGGAGGGACTATTAGATGAAGTATCCAACGACGAAGATATGACAGTGCCGCAGAAAAAAGCCTTGATATCTAAAATAAAGGCTTTGGAACTGCACAAGTTAAGCGAAATCAGCACAGCAGTCGGCACTCTGTATGATAAGCGTGCATTGGCACAAGGTCAATCAACCGAGAACACGACTATTGAAATTAAAATGCCGCAGGACGTGATGAAATATGCAGAATAGTCTGAAATTAGACCTATCACGTACCAATCCGAAACAAGAACAGTTTTTCACCGCACATAACAGAATGATTATGTACGGCGGAGCGAGAGGCGGGGGCAAGTCGTGGGCGGTCAGAATGAAGGCAGTGTTATTGGCTATCAGATACGCAGGTATCAAAATGTTGTTTCTGCGACGGACATACAGGGACTTGGAGCGTAATCACGTTCGCGAGTTAGAGCCGCTATTGAAAGGTATAGCGAGATACAGCAAACAGGAAAAGTGTTTCTATTTCAATAACGGTTCACTGTTGGAAATGGGATATTGCGACAGCGAGAACGATGTCAATCAGTATCAGGGCATTGAGTATGATGTCATTTTTATGGACGAGGCTACGCAATTCACTGAATATCAGTATTCAACGTTGACGGCGTGCATCAGAGGTGCTAATTCGTTTCCGAAACGTATGTATCTGACGTGTAACCCCGGCGGTGTCGGTCACGAATGGGTAAAACGTCTGTTTGTATCACGAAAATACAGGAATGCAGAAAATCCTAACGATTATATGTTCATTCCTGCGACGGTGTTTGATAATGCGGTGTTATTGGAAACAGATACAGGCTATGTTGATATGTTAAATAATCTGCCCGACGGACTGCGAGAGGCGTGGCGTGACGGCAGTTGGGACTTGCTCGAAGGGCGATATTTCGATGAATTTGACAGGTCAATACATATTGTTAAACCGTTTCAAATTCCTGAACATTGGCGTAAATATCGCGGAATGGACTACGGTTTGGATTGCTTGGCGTGTGTATGGGTGGCTATTGATGAACGCGGTAACTACTATGTTTACCGCGAATATGCCGAAAGCAACAAAGTTATTTCAGTCGGTGCGGAGGAAATAGTCAATCTGACACCGATTGACGAACGAATAGAATATACCGCCGCTCCGCCTGATATGTGGGGTAGAACACAAGAAAGCGGTAAGACCAAAGCGGATTTGTTCCGTGAGGGCGGTTTACCACTGCTGAAAAGTTCAAATAACCGTGAAGCAGGTTGGTTGGCGGTCAAAGATTTATTACAGGTCAAAAACGGCAGTAGCCGATTGATGATATTTGATAATTGCATTGAATTAATCGACTGTTTAACATCGTTGCAACGTGATACGAAACACCCAACGGATTGTGCGACAGAACCGCACGATATAACACATTTACCTGACGCATTGCGATATTTCGTGTTGCAATTTACATCACCGTCAAAGCCTCCGAAAGAGGAAAAGACGGCGATACAGAAGTACAGAGAGCGAGCGATAAAGGGCAAAACACAAAAAAGGAGGAGTTATTTCTAATTATGAAAATCAAGAGGATAAAGAGAAAATGCGAAGTCAGAGGGTGCAAGAACACTGATACATATTCACTGACAAACACAAATGAATTCGGTAACAGCGTAATAATCTGCGAGGAATGTTTGAAGAAAGCGGTTAAAGCTGTTGCAGAATACGACCCGTCAGCGGAGAAAAAGACGGTATCAGTACCACCGCCACCGCTATTTTTCCACGGTGGAATAGAGAAAACAGTTAAAAACGCGGAAGAAACAATTGAAACAGAGGATAACAACACAGAAGAATACCCTATTCCGTACACAAAGGAGTATTTGGACGGTGTTAAATACAACGATTTAAAGAAAATCGCCAAAGAAATGGGTATCAACGCAAACGCCGACAAAGAAACATTGATTGAGAGTATTTTGCAAGTTAGTTAAGGGGGAGTGGCTATGAATGTAACAGGGTTTCTGCTATGCGTTATAGCTATTCAGACACTAACCATAGTAGGAATGACAATAGTACAACATATCGAACGCAAAGACCTGTATAACAGGCTGATGTGCAGAAATATGACCGAATACAACAACATCAAAACTGACGAGCCAAAACAACCTATCAGCAGACACAAAGCTGTTTTGAATAGGTGGCGCAAGAACGACGTAAGGGTGGGTGATGAATAATGAATTTAAGATATTCACCTGTATTGCAGGGCATAAAAGCGAGCGTAAAGAGTATGTTTTCACCACCTAACAGCGAAAGTGCAGATGATGAAGAAGTTGACAGAGTAATTGACACCGACGACGACGGAAATCAGCTGTACAAAGAAGATATTATCGCAAATATTCACGAAGAATTAGAGAAACGCCGTTCAGCACGTTCGGCATTGGAAACACAATGGCATCTAAATGCTAATTTTTTAGTCGGTAATCAGTATTGCGATTTTAACCCATACAGTCGTGAAATAGAACAGTTGGAGCCTGTATACGATTGGTTGGAACGCGAAACGTTTAATCAGATTGCACCGTTAATAGATACGAGAATAGCCAATCTGAAAAAGATTAACTACAGAATGAAAGTCAATCCGAGAACAAACGAGTTAGAGGACTACGCAAAGGCTGAAACATCAACCACGATATTGCAGTATTTGCAGACTTCAAGCGATTTCGACACCAAAAAGAACACTGCGATACAGTGGAATGAATTGTGCGGTAACTGTTTTTGGCTATCGTGGTGGGACAAAGACAAAGGCGAGAAATACGCCACCGAAAAAGTCGTTACGGTTGATGATGAAGGCAATGAACAAAAGTTTGAACAAGCGTTTTATCAAGGTGATTTGGAGTACGGACTGATAACACCGTATGAGGTGTTCCCCGAAAGCATTTTCAAAGAAGGTGTAGAGGCGCAGCGTTCAATCATTTTGGAGCAGGTCAAGACCAAAGAGGAAATATACGACCTATACGGTATCAAGGTTGAGGGTACAACGGTTGAAACGTTTGAATTGACACCTGTTGTTGCCGGAGGCGGTTTCGGTTACGAGAATACCGTCACAACATTAGGTACACGTTCGGTAGATGGTGCGGCAAAGGTTATTACATATTTTGAACGACCTACCAAACACAGACCGGACGGCAGAATGATTATTATTGTCGGCGATGAACACCTAATATACTACGGTCCGTTACCATATTCACGCATACCGCTAACGCAAATGATGTGTCGTGAAACGGCAGGACAGTTTTTTGGAAAATCAATAATTGAAGATTTGATACCACGTCAAAGGGCGTATAACGGCTGTCTGAACCGAATACACGAATACATCAAACGCATTGCAATACAGGGTTTCTACACCGAAGAAGGCAGTATCGACATTGAAGAATTTGAACAAAACGGTGCGGCACCGGGTGCAATGTTGGTATACAGACAGGGAACAAACCCGCCGACACCTATTCCGAATGGCAATTTGCCATCAGAGATTATGACAGAACGATACAACTTAAAAAGTGATATGGAATATGTGGCAGGTGTATCACAGCTGATGATGAACGGTGCAACGCCTGCAGGCGTAACGTCGGGTACGGCTATACAGAACCTTGTTGACATAGACAATACACGTCTATCGCTGACAGGCGACCATATCCGAAACAGTATCAAAAATTTGGCGGTAATGTGGCTTGAAATCTATAAAAAATACGCTAATACGCGACGTGTGCTGAATTGCACAGGTAAAAATCGTATCGGTAATGCAATCATATGGAATAGCGACGATATTAACAGCTATGACGTTGAATACGTCACAGAAAATGAACTGTTGATGTCGGAAGAGGTGCAAAAGGAGCGTTTCTTCGACGCATACAAAATGGGGCTGTTTACAGACGCAAACGGTCAGATACCTGAACGCGTAAAACAGAGGGCGTTGGAGTTTATGAAAGTAGGCAATTACACCGAAATAATGAACATCAATGCACTGCAAATTCAAGCGGCACAACGCGAAAATGTATTTTTTGAGCAGGGTGCAGTACCGAGAGTATCAGAGTTTGACGACCACGATATACACATAGACGAACATCTGCGGTATATCTTGCAGTTGGATTTTCAGCTGTTAAAACTGAAAAAGCCCGAATATGCAAAAGCATTAGAGGACCATATCAGACTACATAAACAGGCACAGACACAAGACCAACAGCAGAATGTAATTGCTATGTTGGCACAACAAGGACAAAGATAGGAGGACTATACATAATGGATAATTTCTACGACGCAAGACGAGCGACCGAAGATATGTTTGACGGTCAAGAGGTATTGGGAGAAGAAAGCACCCCCCAAGATACCCCACAAGAACCACAACAAGAGGGACAAGAGCAAGAACCACAACAAGAGGGACAAGAGCAAGAACCACAAGCACAAGAACAACCGACACAGGATAATAATGCGGTTGACGAGGCGGCAAATGTAGCACAGGCGGCGGCGCAAGCGGCGGCACAACGTGAACAAGATTATCAACGCATAATGTCAGAAAACGAACAGCTAAGACAGACAAATAACGAATTGCAACAGACTATAACACAGCAATCACAGCAACGTGAGCAAGCGATTATAGAGAACGAAATGCAAATGCCGATGTTGGATGTAAACCGTTTAGCGTTCGAGGACGATGAAACTGTTCAGCAAATGCAACAGGACTATGCAAATGCAATGCAAAAATACGTCACACAGCAAGTGCTAAAAGACGTTGAACCTGCCTTGCAATACGCAAAGGACGGTATGCGTGAGAAAGAAAAAAGGGAAATGCTTGAGGCGTTCAGCGGCGTTGATGAACTGAAAGGTATTAACGATATGTTGCCGCAGTTAGATTACATCATTGAGCATAACAAGTGGTTAGCTAACGACGATATACCTATGGACGAAAAGTATTTGACGGCGTATATGATTGCAAACGGCGTAAATTCTGCGAATACACCGCCACCGTCAGACCCAACAGCAGAAGAATTAATGAAATACTACGACAGCAATCCTGAATTTCAACAAATGATTGAAAAAAAGAGATTGGACGACATTAAACAAAGTCAGCAAGTGCCTGCAATGTCAGCGTCAAACGGCGCTGTAAACGCGGCATTAACAATAAAGGAAAAACCAACAACTTGGGACGACGCCTCCAAAAGAACAAAAGATATGTTCAGAGGGAAATAACGTACCCACATTACAAAAGAGGGAGAATTTTTAAATGGGAAGAGAACAAAACTTAAAAACTATTGAAGAGGCTCTAAAATCTAACTACTTACCGGTATGGAATAACCTACTCGGTATCGAGCCTACACCACTACTATCAAAAATCAAGAAAAAGCCATTGGTAGCAAATGAGATTGTTGCGTCAGCTCCAATCGGTCTATCGGGTGGCTTTGGCTACGGAGAAGAAGGACTTGCAACGCCTGAGGCGGGCAATGTTATGTTCAAACGTTTCAGAACATACGCAAAAGATATGTACTCAAACGTTGAATTGTCAATCAAAGCTGTACAGCTTACAGGCAAGAACGGCTCTATGGCAAATGCACTTGACACAGAAGTTAAGGCGGCGTACGAAACAGCAAAATGGAACGTCGGACGTTCACTATTCGGCAACGGTACAGGTGCATTAACAAAGGTTGTTAAACAGACAACTCCGACAACAAAAGTTGAAGTGACTGACATTAAGTACGTCAAGGAAGGTTTGATTGTAGACTTTTATCCGACTGCGGCTACAACGCCAAACGACGTGGTTGCTAAACAGTTACGAATTATGGCAATTGACCGTACAAAGAACAGCAATGGTAACTATGAGATTACCCTTGACAAAGCACCTACAACAGCACTTGTTGACGGCTTTATGACGGTGCAGAACTCATTTAACCGCGAGATCACAGGTCTTGGTGCTATCTTCGACGATGAAGTTCCGACAATTTACGGCGTAAGCAAGGCAGACAATCCGATTGTCAAGCCTATTGTTATTAACGCAAATGATAATGTTGAGGACAGCATTATCACAAAGGCTCTAAGACGTGCCGAAAAGGACAAGAACTCAAAGGTTGATATGTTGTTGTGCGGCGACGAAGCGTACGACCACTACACAGAATATCTAAGAGTAAACAACATCAGAGTTGAACAGAACACCTTACAGGGCGGTTTCAAATCAATTCAGTTTGCTTTCGGCAACAGACAGGTTGATGTTGTCAACGAAATGTTCGTGCCGGATGATGAAATTTGGGGTGTTGATACATCAGCGCTTGAACTACATACACAGGAATGGAAATTCGCTGACCTACAAGGCGGTGGCATTTTCAATCTTAAGGAAAATTCATCAGTTTACAGAGCGTTGCTTGCAAACTATGGTGACCTTATCTGCTCAAATCCTGGTGGTCTAATCAGAATTTACAACTGTATTTAATCTTTACGGCAAGGTAATTATATGTTGCCTTGCCGTATTTTTGCCGTTATTTTAGGCACTTGCTGAAATATTTTTTTCTGAAATGCGGTGATAGATTGGAACAAGCAGAAGTAACACTTAAAGAAATATATGAAAAAGTAAGTCTTAAAGTACCTCTTGAACAGCGACGGTTCTTTAATTTCTTTAACGACACCGTTGCAGAACTTGAAGCATTATATCCCGACTTACTGTTCAAAGAGGGTGTGCATTTTACACCGGTACACGATTTATCGGACGAAAATGTTGTATTACCGCTTTATACTCCGGCAATCGTGGACAATATCTTATACCTTTGCGGTTACGACCAACAAGGTATATTCAAACAAGAATTTACACGAAAATCAAGAAATGCCTATGTGCATTATTGGAAAAATCACGCACATAACAGACGTGTACGACGAATGAGGTGGTAGAGAAGTGTTTGACAGTGGAATATCTGCAAAAGCGTTAATAGCAGAATTACAGAGTGAAGTGGACGTCGCACTTCCTATCACAAATTCGACGTATGCAACGTGGCTGAACAGTCTGCAATGGCTGTTATACAGTGCGATTATAAAAGAACAGAACGACTTGATAATTACCGAACCGCAAGAGGATGTTATACAGCTTGCAAGCCTTGATGTTTCGGATAATGAAGCACCGATACGGTTTGAAGATATATATGCGGTGTATGCAGATACAACACAATTAATAAAGACGAGTATAACGAGCGGTTTCGTATTTCCCGATTGTTTTTATAAAAAAGGTGATAATTTAGCTGTTAAAATGCAAAAAACGCCTAATTTTATTAAATTAATCTATCATATCAAGCCTAAATTGATAAAAGTAAATGAAAATGACGAAATACAAGACGGTAACGTGATGATACCGATAGAATTTATCGAATTGGTAAAGTCAAAGTTGAGAGGTGAGGCGTACTCACTTGAAAATGAGTACGGTCCTGCGTCAAATTGGCTCAACAATTACAATATTTTACTTGAAAATTTCAAACAATGGCTATCTGATAAAGCCCAACAATTCGGACAGTAAAGGAGAGGTTATATGGCAAAGAAACAAAACGAATTACAATTCGGACAAGTACCATTACCACAGGCACTAAAGCAATATAGCCTTTCCAAACTGAATTGGAGCGGTTTAAACAGACGGCAAGTTATAGATACAGGTGCTTTGTCTATGGAATGCAACATTTCTACAGCCGAGGCACCTTATTTAACACCGTCGCAAAGCAGGGTAGACATATTGTCCGATATGGGACTTGAATACAAACACCCTATATCGCTATTCAGTTTTGATGATTTCCTTGTTGTTATCTATCGTGACGATACAGAATTGAAACTTGATTATCTCGTTTTGAGCGACAAGAAAAACAGTAAAGGACAAATCACAAAAGTATATACAGGTCTAATAAAAAAAGGCGTGACAGAAGAAACTGACGCGATACAGCGTAGTATGGTGCAATTCAATGTATATGAAAATGCCGTTGATGTACTTGGTGGCACATATGTAAAGAAATTGATACTGTTTCCTGACAAAGTATCTATGTTTATGAAGATTGTAGATACAGACAAAGACCCTACTACATTTGACAAACAGGCAGTTGAGGACGGCAATGCCGATATTGATGTTATGTATTGTCAAAAAGAAAGTAGTGGCAAAAAAACTTACTATGTTTGGAATGGGGCGTTAGGCAGATTTACTTTGACAGGTGGCACAAACTACTTTGAAACAAGCAATTTGGACGTCGAAATAAAAAAATACTACAACGACGGATATACTCAGACGAAAGACGAGTATTACAATGACGGTTACAGAAAGTCAAGTAAACAAACGTATAATGACGGTTACAAAAAGACGGAATATAACAAAGACAGTAACAAAAAAGCGAGGTTTTATGACGGATACAAAAAGCAATGGTCGGGTAGTTATAACGAGAACGATGGAATTGTGTACTATCAGCGACAAGGAACGTGTTCACCATACACTTACATAACGGTTACTGATTTGAAGAATGATGATAGTGTAGCAGGCTTATATATAAGGGCATTTTCACCTTTAAAACAAATGACTAATGTAGCTTTTTATGAACGTACAGGTACGTCATTCCCTTACACATATACAAGAGTGTATGCAGAACTTGATTATAATTCAGACATAAGTAATTACTATGAAAAGGTTTCTGATAGCACAGGTACGGTTCAAACCAAACTATACGTAAGAAAAGCTGATGATAACGGTACGATAATACCATATGAGTATGAGGAAGTAACTGATATTGCATACGGTACGAATATAACCGATTATTACGAAAAGATAAGCGACAAAGAAGTTACGGCAAAAGCATATTACAAAAGGACCGAAAACACTGATAAGGATAGCGACGGTAAATACAAATACGAATTGATTAAAAACCTTGAAAACGGCAAGAAAGTATCAAAGTATTATGAATTTACCGAAAACTATGCACCGCCTGAGGGGAGCAATAAGAGTTGCTATTGGCTTAACACATACGATAATCAAACCTATCAATTTTGTAGCGATAGAGGTGACGGAAAAAGTGGGTTTGGAATAACTATTTCGCCGTCGTTCCCTAATCTAAAGTATGCAGTAGTGCATTTATCACGACTTTTCGGAGTTGATGAGGATAGAGTGCACGTTTCAGGCTATAACGACTATACGAATTGGAACTTAGACACCGTAGCTGAAAGTAACGAAAGCAATGCGTGGAGCAGTGCCTCACAAACCAACACAAAAGCAGGCGGTAACTTTACAGGTATAACAGTGTATGACAACCACGTTGTTTGCTTTAAACGTGACTTTATGCACGAAATATACAACAGTAAAAATCCGTTCAGATTGGTTGACGTGTATGCGGAGGGGTCTATTGACAACAGGAGCATACAAGAGGTAAACGGCAAACTGATATTTGCGTCAGATGATGAAATCAAGGTGTATACAGGCTCACAACCGCGTGAGATTGGCTATAATCTTGGAATTGACGAGTTCAAAAGTGCCGTTTCGGGTAGTGACGGAAGAAACTATTACTTGTATTGTACAGACAGACAAGGCGAAATGTATCTGTTTGTGTATGACACAATGGTCGGTCAATGGTCGCAACAAGCAATCAAAAGTGAAGTATTAGGCTTTGCACATAACAAAAACGGTATGTATATGTTATGCAAAGACGGTGTTGTATACAAAATGGATACGAACAAATATACGGACGATTGGAGCTGTGAAACAGACTTATCAACCATACTGACATCATCATCTTCAAGCACATATCAGACAGTAAATATCAAACATATAGCAAAATTTCAAATGCTTGCGTATATTGAGGGGCGTTTCAAGGTGTATGAACTGTACGACAATGAAGAATTTAATCCTGAAACATCGCAGTTGCTATATGACAGTAACGGTCGGAAAGGTATGCAAGCAATACGATTAAAACCACGAATGACTGCCAATTATGGCTACAAGTTACATTTTGAGGGACACGGTTATGTGCGTTTCTATGAAATGGAACTCGGTATTACTCCAGGAGGTGAGTTATTTGTATCATCAAGATGATATTAACAATATGAATTACAAACAGCTTAGAGAAATGGTATCGGAATTAAACGACAATTACATTAAGCTGAAAAGGACATTAGAGGACGCTTTAGACAACATAGACGAAAGCAACCTCGCAACCACTTTGCGAAAAAAATTAAACGGTTATGATACTCAATTCAGTGTAACGGCTGAAAAGATAGAAAGCAAAGTATCGTATGAGGACTTAGAAAACAGTCTAAATCAATATTCAACTGTATCGCAAACTGCACAAGCTATTGAAATGTCAGTAGTATCAAGTCAAGAATACACGGATAATTCAGTAGAAACATTATCTTCAATGTTCACTATGACTGCCGACGGAATATCTACAAGGGTTTCAAAGCTAAAGAAAGGTGTGGAAACACAATTCAATCAAACAGCAGAAAAGATTGAATCACTTGCATTTGAAAAAATGAATACATCAGAGGCTGTTACAGTAAAAGAAAAACCGTCCGCAAGCGATAAAACGTTGGATAAAGAAAAACTCTGCAAGTATAACAACAAATATTATTATTTCAATGATATTTTACAAGATTGGTTAGAGTATGACGAAAAAAACGGCATTAATTCTGCATTCACTCAAATATCAGGCGGATTTATATTGAACGGTTGCGTAAAGGTGAGCGGTGACCTTATAACAGAGGGAACGATAACAGGTACAGATATAGTTGGAGCGAAATTTTATAATGAGGATAAAAGGGCGTATGTGACTATTGGTAATTCAAGTGGTAATTATGGTGATTTGACATTGAAGCGAGTATCGAATGGCAAAGGACAAGAAGTTTTTCAGATTTACGATACGGGTGTTGGTATTGCTATAAAAGCTGTAGGAACGTCTTTTATAGGTTCGACTGGAAGTAAGACATACCCCAAAGGCACTTGGGATTTTTCGAAATGTACGGTAATAGGTTTACCGACAAGTACAAGTTAAGGAGGAAAATATATGTTATTTAGAATAGGTGATAACGTCGCAGTGACGTGTAAAAACCCAAACGAAACACTGTTGTTTATAAACAGAGTACCAACAGCTTGGTTATTCTCGATAGATATAGAGATATGTCAAAAGGTAAAGAGAATGATTGTTGAAGAACAAAATCTTAAAGATATAAAAATTGAATATGAAAGTGAAGATTGTACAACCGGCAGAGTTGTTGACTTGCCTATGGACAGTCTACACAGCTTTACTATCGACTATGCAAGCGGTATGGCGCACGTTGAGTTTAAAAGGGGGATAAATAATAATGTATAACAAACCAACAAACGCAGAAGAAATGGAAGAATTCGAACGAATGACAACCGGCTTCGATTATGTATATGAAGAAACAGTCGGTGCAGGAGAAATAATATATCTTAAAATGCCTGTTGTATCGGCAAATAAGAGAGGTGTGAACGATATAGGGTGGCAATGTGACGGTGACGACGTTGCTTTATATGCAACTATGTCAAGAAAACCGCATAAGACCGAACTATGGTCGGAAGTCAAAGAAAACTATGTTGTAAATAAGACTGTATCGGCGTTGAAGTTTGAAAACAAGGACACAAAGCCTTGTAATCTATGTGTAAGGGTGCGTTTAAATTAATGGGGGTGGTTAAATGAAGGGTAATGTATGTTATCAAAAGACAGACTTCGGCTCTGAAACACCTGACTTGCTTAATAAATACGTTCTGAAAATAACTCAAATAGCAGGAATATCGCTCAAAAAAGATATTTCAAAAGAGAGTTTAAGGCTTGCTTTAAGCGTTCCTACACTTGTGTCGCAACTTGTTAATGATAAAGAGTACATAACCAAATCTGAAATTGAGATTATACAAAAATCTCTTGAAGATATGGATAGCGTGTTAAACGGCAAGATTGACGATACAAACGCAAAACTTGATGATGAAATAAACACAAGGGAAATGCTTGAAAATGTGGTGAATACACTGCAAACACTGGCTCACAAGCACAGTAACAAGAATGTACTTGATACTATCACAGAAGATAGAGTAGCAATATGGGACAAGGTGAAAGACCTTGATAAATACTTTGACTATATTGATTTTAAGGCTTTTGTCGAAGAAATAGTATATGCGTATACAAACGAACTTCAAAATCTGTACACAGCAATCGGTATTACATCATACGACGGTGGTGTATTCGGTATGGAACAGTTAGGAACAGAACTTGACGGCGGTAACTTTGACAGTGAACCCGAAAACAGTTTTGATTGCGGTGATTTTAACCCGCTTGAACTGTCTGCACAAGTAACATCGGTCATTGATTGTGGAACGTATTAAGGAAAGGAGGATTGATAGAATGGCAACAAGATTTATAGCAAAGCACGGTTTGAAAAGCAATATAAATAGATTAACACTTTCGGAAGGTGAAATAGCTATTGCATATAGTGATGACAAATCAGAGGCTGAAATATATGTAGGTGGAAACGACAATACACCAATCCCCGCAGCAGGTACGTCGACGAAAACAAAAAATCAAATATTTGTCGTGTGTGACGGCGACCACGACGAATTAAAAATACAGGCGGCGTTGTCGAGAGCCATACGAGGCACGGTAGTATATATCATGGGTGATTGTGTACTGACTAACGAAAACACACAGGACAGTGGGCTTGTTTCGGGGTTCGGTCATTATAATGCTATATTAAATGTAGGTATACGAGTTACATTAGACGGTACTTACTGTAGTTCAATTACGTTTAAAAATACCAATCCTGCCGCACGTCAAGTTATATTCTTCTTGGGTATTATGGCGAAGTTAAAAAATATAAATTTCCAAGAGGATAACACCACCTGTACTCAAACATCTGTTAATCCTATGATTTTATTTGGCAATAGTAACGCAATCGTTGATAATTGTGTATTAGGCGAAGTATATGATGTAAATCAAGATGATAGTACCGTTGGTAATATCATTATGTGCAGTGGTTCAAAATTTACAAACAATGTTATTGACGGTTGGTGCTTAAAAACAAAAACCAATATAGGTGCATGTATGAAATTTACAAAAGTTTTTGTAGATAACAATAAATTTACAAATATATGGACTACCGATAATTCAGATTCGGGATATTTAATGTCTGTATCAGCGTCGATATTTATAAACAATGTATTTGAAGATAACACCATACCACAAGGGGAAATATATTTCAGCGGTAACAACAGTCTTTGTAATCATAATATTTTCAATAGTAGTGATATCGGTAATATTACACTGGCAGGTAATACAGCCAATAATGTATTTATTTCGTTAGATTTGAACGAGTGTATAGCAGTCAAATTGAGAAGTATCTGCAATGACAATACATTCTTTGGATTAAAGGTAAAAGAAGGTGACTGCGCTTTTGATTTGGGTGTAGAAGCAACATTCGCAAACAATTATATTAAAAATCTGTCTATTATAACAACAGATAGTACAGAAGTTAAGGGATATAATATCCTTTATGCAAACAAGGCATTTTGTCGTGATAATGTGATTCTATTATCTGCGGCAACAAACACATTAGAAAATCTGTACGTTATCGAAGCTAACGCTTCGTCGGTTGTAACGGGCAATGTCACAAGTGCAAGCTCAATAGGTCAACTGGACGAAGGTTGTGTGGCTGAAGGCAATACGGTTGCATGGAGTTAAGGAGGTCGAATATGTACAAATTTTATATGAAAAACGGAACAGCGTATTTCTATGAACGCGGTGTCGAAATTGACGGCACGGTGTACGGAATACGAACTGACAGCGACATACTGCGAATTAAACGCAGTGTTGTAAACAGCAAATTTGCTGAAAGCGAAGAAGATTTTGATATGAATGTAGAAATCGCAAAAATTCAGCATACGAGCATCACATTTAAACAGCCGACATCAGAACAGCTGTCACAGATACAGTCAAAAACATTTGACAGTATGTCGGATATGAAACAATATGTTCAGTCTGTTATGAACGGTGACGAAACAATGTCACAGGACGAAATCAACGCAATGCTGATGTTACAGATTGCGGAACTGAAAGCAGGTGTTGGTGGTGAATAAAGCGTTAATCAAGAAGTACTATCAAATGGGTATTTACAAAGAGAAACACCTTGACACATTCGTCAAGTCGGGAGATATAACAGAGCAAGACAAAAAAGAAATTATGGGAGGGTTAAAAAATGGCTAATAAAATTCAATTTAGACGTGGACTGAGAAAGTTACTACCAACATTGTCGTTCGCTGAGCCGGCATACACAAGTGATACAAACGAGTTTTTTATCGGCACAGGCAAAGGCAATGTAAATATGAACGGTAGCTTGTGGTATACAGGCACGGCTTTAAGCGGTACGTCTAAAAACATCAACTATACATATGCAGATTGTCCTCTTGTTAAAGTGGGTGATATGTACCTTAATACCGATTATGGCTATATCTATCAGTCTACTACAGCAGGTAGCGGTGAAGACGTAAAGTGGCAATACAAAGGTACGATAAGAGGACCACAAGGCATACAAGGTGTTAAGGGCGACACAGGAGAACAAGGTCCGCAAGGCTTGAAAGGTGATACAGGTGCAAAGGGTGAAAAAGGTGATAAGGGCGAAAAAGGTGATACAGGTACACTTGAAAGTAATTCAGTGAAAACCGTGCATATTGCAGATGAGGCTGTTACAAGAAGCAAACTTGCAGGAGATGTTTATGATTGGATAAATAGCGGTGAATATTCCGAATCTGAATGGAATTTTGACCAAACCATAAAAAATCTAATAAAAATAGGAGCAATAAACATACCGATTTTGGAATGTTATCCTGCAGAAAATATAGGGGCGAAGATAAGCACAGTAGCTAAAGTAGGTGACTTGTTTATCATAAAAAATGTGGTTGCAGACCCGGATACAGAAGCAATAGAACAAATTCGCTATAATGATGATTTAGGTTCTGTTTTTGTTTTCAACGGAAGTATACAAAAAGGATATTGTGGAGTTTGTAGAGTTACTAAAGCCTTAAAAATAATAGATGTGGGAGAATATGAAAGCGGAGAGGTTAAACTGCTATTCACATTCAAACAAGGTGGAGAAGAAGTAGTAATACGCGAGGAGGATAAATAAATGAACATTTGGGAAACAATCAATATATTTTGGGTTACATTGGCGTGTAACCTATTCGTTAAAACCGTATTTATTGCGGTTATGTTAGATACAGTTTTGGGGTTACTAAGGGCAATCAAAGAAAAAAAGTTCAACAGTTGCTTTGGCATAGACGGAGCAATAAGAAAAATCGCAATGATTATATCGGTCGTATTTTTGGCAGTATTGGACAAGCTGATAGGTTTTAATATGCTACCGTTTGTGCCGGAAGAAGTGCTTAAATATATAGGCATTACGCAAGTGGGCATATGTGAGTTTTTCTGCTTGCTGTACATAATGTACGAAAGTATTTCAATACTGAAAAATATGTGCTTGTGCGGTCTGCCGATACCGAGCAAATTGCGAAACGGTATTGAAAAATGGCTTGATACAATGACATCGGAACTTGATGGGAAGAAAGGGGAATAAATATGGATTTGAAAGAGGCTATTCAGATAGAAACTTGCAAAGATTACGAAAAAGATTTGCAAGATGAATATTATCAACTGTCAATGCGATACAAAAGATTAAAAGCAACGGTTGACAGATGGGATAAGCGAGGCTTGATAACTTCCCCTGAAAGTATACGGAGTATATATGATATGCAATTAGAGGCAATGAAAGTTTATCTTGCAATGTTGTACGCAAGAGGAGCAATAGAAGGCGTTAAATTGAAAGAGGTGTAGGAAATATGCGAATTGGAATAAATTGCGGACACACTGTAAGCGGTACTGTCGGTTGTGGCGCGGTAGACTACATAGACGAAAGCGTGGAGGCACGAAATGTCGGTTATGCACTTGAAGATTTACTTAAAAAAGCAGGTCATACAGTATATGACTGTACAAACGATTACGCACCGACGGTGAGTTCAAATTTAAGACAAATAGTTGATATGGCAAATTCACAGCCACTTGACTTGTTTGTATCAATTCACTTTAACAGTGGCGGTGGGCAAGGTACAGAGGTGTGGACTTACGGCGGCAAAAAGTTTGATGAGGCAACAAATACTTGTAAGGCGATAAGTGAATTGGGTTTTAAAAACAGAGGTATTAAAGACGGCTCTAAGCTGTATGTGGTACATCATAGTGACGCGAAAGCTATGCTTGTTGAAGTGTGTTTTGTAGATACAGAGGACGCAAATAAATACAAGAAAATCGGTGCGACAGAATTTGCAAAGGCGATTTTTAAAGGAATTACAGGACAAGTGACAAAGGATAAAACAAACAAGGAGGAATTAAATATGACACAATATGAGGAACTACTTAGCAAAATTAATGAGTTGGAAAAGAAAAAGGCTGATAAATCAGAAATGATTTACGATTGCATTGACAGTAATATGCCTGAATGGGCGCATAAGCCTGTTCAGTGGTGTTTGGATAACGGTATTGTATCAGGCGCAGACGACGCGCACCTTAACCTAAACAATACAAAATTGTGGGTATGTGTTGTTGTATATCGTGCAGTTAAATTTGTTGCAGGACTTATGAAAATCAAGATTTGATAAGGAGTAAATGACTATGGGTTTGACAGATACAATAAAAAATAAGGTAAACAGCCTTTTTAATTTCGATTCACAACAACAGAGTAATCAATTAAAAAACAAAATTGATACATTGTACGGAAAGCAAAACACGACAACGGCACCGAACATAAATTCCTTTAATCCGTTCATCAGCAAAAGAGACGGACAGGTTATAAATAAAATGGCTGATTATAAGCCGATTGTAAACAGTAGTGCGACAAGCGATAAGGTTAGAGAATGGATAACACAAGCAACAGGTATTCAACCAACAAACACAATGTCAAATTCATCAAATTCTACTCAAAATGAAAATAGTACCGCTCTTAGCAGTGGTACTATTAATTCAAACGGTGATGATAATGTTGGTTTTAACGGAAATCTTGACAGCTCATCGCTTGGAAGTCTTGACGTAGCAACGCAACTTCCGAAACTGTCAACAGCACAAATAGCCGAAATCATTAAAAAGCACTTTAACCGCAGTTCAGTCATATCAACAAGTGACGCAGAGGGTATATACAATGCTCAAAAAACAACAGGTATGAGCGCTTTGGCAATACTCGGTATCGGAGCTTTGGAAAGCGGTTGGGGTACTTCAAACATAGCTAAGAAAACCAATAATATTTGGGGTTACGGTGCTACAAATGTTAATCCTGAGGGCAACGCCCATAGATACGGTCAGATGTCACAAGGTGCTACTCAATTTGCGACTGAATTTATGAAAACATACTACAATGGGTATGGTGCAAAGTCAATTAATTCAGCAGGTACAGGTAACAATCCGAAAGGAATGGGGTATGCATACACAGACGGCGGAGCAATAGATAGCAGTTGGGCGACACAGGTAAGTTCTATTATGGGAAAACTATACAACACAGCTAAGGGCGTAAGCGGTTCAAATACAAGTAATTCGTCAGGCAATTCATCAAGAAGTTATCTAAACAGATTGAGTTATGCGAACAATTCAAACACTTCGTCAGGCGGTTCTTCCAAAGGACGACAGATTGTTGCGGCGGCAAAGCAGTATTTGGGAACACCGTATGTATACGGCGGTACTTCGTCAAGTGGTGTTGATTGTAGTGGTCTTGTACAACTCGCGGCGAAAGCAAGCGGTATTGATATACCACGAACAACATACGACCAAATAAATGTAGGGCAAGCCGTAAGCAAGAATAACTTGCAAGAGGGCGACCTTGTATTTTTCAGAGGTTCGGGCGGTAGTGCGTCAGCTCCGGGACACGTCGGAATTTATATAGGTAACGGACAGTACATACAAGCACCAAAGACAGGTGATGTCGTTAAAATCAGCAATTTATCAGGACGTAGCGACTATGTCGGTGCAAGAAGAATAGCATAAGGAGGTAAAACGAATGGCATATAATACGCAAGACGCCGTAAATACAATATTACGGCTAAAAGGTAATTGGCTTAATGCAAATGCAGAGGGCGATACAAAGAAAACGGCACAAATAGCAAACGAGGCACAAAACTATTACGGACAAATGCGTGAAAATGGCGACACAAAGCTTGCCGACACACTTTATAACAGCGGATATGACGCGTCAAAGAAGTATGTTAATGACTACTTTGCACAGAGCGGTAAAAGTGCGATTAGACCGTATTTTTACGGCTTAGGCTCAAAGTACGGCTTAAGTCAAAGCGATATAGACAATGCACTTCAATATAACGATACGACAGGCGAGGTTAGCTTAGGCGGTAAAAACATAGGCAAGCCGTCGGCAGTAGGTTCAAATGGGGTATCTTATTGGGATAACAGTACGCTTGATAATGCTTTTAAAAACTATGTTCAAGACACAGGCAAAAGTCAAACCACATCAAGCCTTGTAGGTCAACAGCAAAGTAATCTATTCGACCATTATAACGACTTGATGAAAACAAATACACAAGATTATAACGACTATATGAACTTGGTTAAAGCTAATCCTTTTTCTACCGATGAAGCGAAAGCGATACTTGGTAAATATAATCTATCAGCTATACAGGGAAGAAATAATCAGCTTGCTTTAGGTACAGCCTCAAACGGCGGTAATGTTGACAGTTACAGCGCCGCAAACGCAATGCGACAGCAAGCGGCGCTATACTCACAGGCACAACAGAATGTATTAGACGCGTATAATGCAAAGGTGCAAAACGCTTATAATTCAACGCAAAAAATTGAACAGGCACGAAAAATCCTATCCGATATGGGTGTTCAAATCGACAATGCGTTCAACAGAGACGAAACAGCAAAGAATAACGAAGTACAAAGAAATGAAACTGTACTTAACGGTAAAGTATCACGTGACGCAACAACAGCACAAGTTACAGGTCAAATTCCTAAGGGTATGCTATATTCTTCAAATCCATTCTTTGATGATAACGGCAATCCGATAGAAGATATTGACTATAAAAAGGTAATCGAACAAGCTATCGCAAGAGGCGATACGCAGACAGCACAGGCGGCGAGAGTTGCAAGGGGCGTAAAAATTTGGAACAACTACAGTAAATACGGTCAATATGATGACGGTGATTACGGTGTTCCGAATACGCAAACAGAGGACGCAAGACAGTTTGACGCAGAACTTAAAAACAGCAAGGATATTGCACAAATGGGTTACGACCACGAAGAAAGAATGCCAGGCATTGAGGCTGACAATACAATCCGTATTAACAATAATCAAGCCGATAATACAATTCGTGTTAATGACGCAAGTGCCAAGAATGAAATGGCTGTTGCAAACAATGCATCGAAGAATACGATAGCTGAAAAAACGTCAGAAATAAATAACACTGTAAATGCATACAAACAGACGGATGGTGCGTTAGGTGGAAATACAGCCTCTTCGTCTAATTCTTCTAAATCGTCAAAAAACGGTAGTCAAGTGGATGGAATAACAAAAGAATTCTTTAACAGTTGGATACAGAGAAACAACAACGCAGCACAAGAAATGGGAAAAAAAGATATGTTTATAGTCAATGCTGATGGTACATACAAAATCAATCCTGCAATTCCGGACAATTATAAGAAAGTTTTGACGATGAATACAGCTAATACGGACGGTCTTACAGATGAACAACGTATAGATTTACTCCATTCAGTGGGTCTAACCGATGATGATATTTATAATGCAGGTTCTTTAATAAAATAATTACAACCAAAGAGGAGCTTAAAATATGAGTAATATGCAAGAGAAATTAAAATCATTACAAAATATTATGTCACAAAGAGGATATAATAAATCTGCATCAACAGCAAGAGAAAATACCGATTTAAAAAGTAATTTGAAATCATTGCAGGATATTTTAGTTAAAAGAGGGTACACACCAAAAAGTGTACCCTCTGAACAAAAAAGCAAAACACGGCACAAAGAAAAGGACAATAATCTTTTCGAAGAAACAAGTAAATCTACTTTTGAAACAATGCCGAAATACCAAGAGGCAAAACAAAAACACCAAAAAGAAAAAGAAGATAAACTTAATGCTATGTATGATAAATATGGCATTGATCCAAATAATTTTTCTTATGATGATTTTTCAAAATGGGCAGAAGAACATAATTTTAACCGTATTCCACATAACGACCCTTTAGAAGCAGGTTATGACTGGCTTCCTAATGAAAAAGGCGTTAGCAAAGAAGTAAAAAAAGATAAAGAAACATTAGAGCAACTTGCATTAAATAATCAAAGAAAAAACACAGCAAAAGAAGGTGGAAATGCACCGGATACATTTATAACAAGTTTAATGGACGGTGCGACTTTGGGCGGAAGAAGTGCGATTGATAATTTAAAGTCACAAAAAAAATATAAAGAAGCAGGGCTTAATGTCAACGATTACGTAAGTGAAAAACAAGCAAATGCAAAATCATCAGAAGAACACCCAATAGCAAGTACCGTCGGAGATTTAGCAGGTTCTACAGTTTCACTAATAGGATTAGGTGAAGCTGTTGGAGGTGCTTTGAAAGGTGTAAAGTGGTTGGCGAAAACACCTACTTGGGTTCAAGGCGCAATAAAAAACGGCATTGTTTTTGGACTACAACAAGGAACAGAAGCAACCACTGACGGAAAAAAAGCAAAAGATATAGCAAAAGAAACTGCTATAGGTGTTGTAGGAGGAGCCGTAGGCGGTGCGACAAGTTCCACTGTTGAAGATTTTGCTGAAAATATCTTGTTTAAAACGAAATTGCAACATAAATTTATACCTGAAATGATAAGAAATGGGGTTGCAGGTGCGTCATTCGCTGGTGCAGGCAGTGCGGCTACATATTTTTTGCACCCTAAAGAAGAAAGACCTACAGCTAAAGACGTCGCTAAGAATATAGCTGTGACCTTTGCTTTTGCAACAATTACATCAGCTATAAATATGGGTAAAATCAAGCAATCAAGTAAAGAGGCTTTAGACGTTGTAAACGATAAGATGATGAAAGATTACGAAGGTATGATGAATTCAGCAAGTACAAACGACGTAGAAAGTGTTAAACAATTTGCTAAAAATGTTATGGATTACTCCGATTCAATGATTAAGTATCTTGACGGAGAAGGCTTTAAACTAAAAAATAATGCTCCGTCAGATACTGTTACAGAATACTTAACCGGCAAAGGAAATGCGCCAGTTAAAGATACTGTATTAGAAAAAGCTCGTTTTGTTGGTGAGGACACTCGTGTAAGAAGTATGCAAGAGGACTTAAGGACTATCAAAAGCAGAGCAAAAGAATTTTACGACAGAGCTGATTCAATTCCTTATGATGTAGAAAAAATATCAAAAACATCAAATGTAGGGAATGTGGACAATATCACAAAAGAGCTTACAAACATAAATAATACAAATTCAACGCCACAAAACAAAAATTCGATACAAAATGTACCGAAAACATCAGAAGTAGAACCGATACAAACCGTTCAAGAACAAACACCTATAAGCGTCAAGACAAATGATGTTGAAGCACAAAAAACAGATAAGTTACCGAAAGAAGTTCAAGACAGCGTAAGCAAAGCTGATGTTGTCGCAGAAAACAATCCGCAAGGGTATAATAAGGATTTTGTCAGACGATACGCGAATAGTTTTGTTGAGGTTGCTCAAAAGAGTGACAATTATCCGAATCGTGATTTTCTTGACAACAATATTGCTGATGAATTAACTCAAAAGATACTTACAGGGGAAAGTAAACTTGACGGTAACAGTGCTTTTGATTATGCAGTAAAACAATTCAAATTTATACTAAACCAAGCCGACGAAAGCAAGCTTAATCAAGTACAACAGTTTAATGAAAATCAAAAACAACAGAATGATGTATCAGCTTCCGAAATTAACACCGATAATTCAATTATTAATGATACAGCAGACAGCGTTAATAGCGCAGATACACCAACTACAACTGACACTGCATTTAACGACACACAAGAAAACGGTGTACAGCCGTCTGTAAATCGAGTTACAGATGAAGTACATAATGCAATGAATAAAGTCGGCTTAAACGTATCTGAAAATGCAACAGGTATACAAGAGGCAAATACAAAGTTTATGTCGAAAAATGATAATCTTTTTGACAGAAACTATGTAAGCAACTATGCGAATGACTTTGTGCAAGCTATGTCAGAGAAAAGCGGACGTAGTTACACAGTTTTATCACAAGAAACAGATAACCTTGCAGACGAACTTGTAAATAAAACTCTTACCGGAAACAGCGTACTTGACGGAAACAGAGAATTTCAAACTGTAGTCAGAAATTTTAAAGATGTTTTAAGAGAGGGAATAAAGAAAAACACCAATCTACATAACAATGTATATGGCGCAAACGAAGTTTTAAATGCACAAGTGCAAGACGTGGAAAACGGCGATTATTCTTCACTTAATATAAGTGAAAATGCAAATAACAATATAAAATTTGCTCCGGTAAGTGAAAATGGACAAAATGTAGGTTATGTTATAGAACAAGGCATTGACTATACGAACCAACTAAGTGAAACGTCGTTTGCAGTAAAACAGAAAAATGGAGAATACGAAACAAAACAAGGAGTTACATACGGTCGTTTTGGCACGCACCAAAGTTCAAACGGTAGTTATATTGTATCATATTTGCCGACGGGCAACGCAACAGCAATACTCCCTAATCAAGACACTGCTATTGAATTTATGAAGCAAGTCGAAAATGAAACAAGTGGATATTCGATTTATTTGCATAACGACAATGATGGGATAACAAAGACAGGGGGCGAAATATCACAATTTATAAACGCATTAAATACAATAAAGAGTAATTTGCAAGTTAAAGAAAATTCTGCTAAAGAAATGGTCAGTGCCAATCCCCTTGCAGCGCCGGTGGAAAATGCAACTCAAAAAGATAATTCCACAATAGAAATACCTAAATCCGATATCAAAACAAATGAAACACTTCCTGTAGGTCAATTACTTGAAGATTACAATGATACTGTGGATAATATTCTTTCTGTATCTGATGAAACAGCAAAAGAACTCGCAGATAATAGAGTTGCGGTCGAGATATTAAAAAATACCCCTAACGTCATTCTTGACAATGTTAAAGGTGCAAGAGATTTGAAAGTGATAATCAATTATACCAAGTTATATCTTGCAGTTAGAAAAAACGGTGTTTTTGAGGGACATTATCACAATTTAGGTGCGGAAATCGCAAAAAAATTACCTGATTTTCTACAAAATCCCGACGCAATTATACAGCTTGCAAATGGTAAACTAAACTTGTTCACAACAGTCAAAACAAAAAAAGGAAATAATGGCATAATATCTGTTGAGCTTAACAGCACGAAAGATATTGGCGGAAAAAACGAAGATTACAATGTTGTTGTAACAATGTTCAGTTCCAATGATAACTATACTAAAAACTTGATTTCCGGTGAAGGTGTAAACATAAAATACAAAAAAGAGGATTTATCGCAAGTGAATCCCCAACTGTATAAGTGGTTGGCAACTATTAACGATAAATCCTCTACTAACAATATTGTATCACAAGATAGTGATGTTGTCAATAGTAGTATACGCCGAGATACAGAAAATGATACATTAAATTTGAAAGATAAATGTAACCTCACACAAACAAAGCATACCAAAACAGGCGAGGATTTATGGATTATAGGCTTAAAAGAGAGAATTTCAGCAGATGAATATAAAAAGCTAAATGCAAAAGTAAAAGCAGTAGGCGGCTATTATTCAAGATACGCAAAAACACCCGATGGCAAACCGATACCTGGTTTTATTTTCAAAGCTGAACCGACAGAACAAGTTTTTGATGTGTTTAACAATTTCTTCGGAACAACAGGCGATTTAAAAGAAACGACAGAGGTAAAAATCGAAAACAATAAAACATTTGATGAACAAAATGATCATAAAAACGAAAACACTCAAGTGATTGATGAACAAAATGAGCATATAAAAAAGGTTTCGGAAAGCAATAATGTGAGCCACGTTGACGAAGTCGATAATCTTGAAAAATATACTGAAAATATGACGCCGTTAAAGAAAAGTAATGCCATAAAAGAACTTACAAAGCGTACAGTTACTGAAGAATACGGTTCGACAACTAATGCAGAACTTATAGAAAAAAGCGTTGCTGACGGCAGAGAACTTGAAAAGAGTAGAGAAGTTAAGAAAAAATATGCGAGCAACAATATAACTAAAACGTCTTATGTGCGTTTTCAAGACTTAGTTGAACAATCTTACAAACTCAACAAAGCTGAGTACAACAAAAAGGGAATTAACTCTTTTACTTTAGTAAAAGAAGCACGCGACTTAAAGCAAGACAAGCAAGGCGGAGAAAATATTAAAGCGATAGACAGCGAATTATACTATTATCTTACTGGCGATGAAACTGTATTACCTAACAAATGCTTTAATGATTATTATGCAATAAGAATAAGCAAAAACACCAGCCTTGACATAAGTAAAACTATGTACGACTACGGAATGTGGTTGAATGAAAATTCGGCAATGAACGCTCCGTTTGAAAGCGACACTGCAAATACTGAAAAAGAAGTGACAGATAAGCAAAACAGTATTGAAAAGAAATCAGGAAGTGATATAATTAAAGAAAAACCAGACTTAGAAATCGGCGATGTAATCGAGTATGACGGCAAGCAATGGAAAGTTACACAAACAGGCTTAAATATGAGTTTTGAAAATCTTGATAAGAGTGACAACAAACAGACATTCTCACATATCGGCGGTATGGAAAACTTTAAGCAAACACACGATTATAAGGTTATCAAAGACGTTGATATGTCAGATGATGCAAAGACTACAGGAACTTTGGGGAAAGTAAGTGAAAAAGACGCAACAAGCAATAAAAATAATATTGAAAAAGCAGTTAAAAATGATATAATTAAAGTAAGAGAGGGTGCAAACGAAAAATCGCAACAAGTTGCAAATTTTGTAGAAGAAAAATTGCAAAAAGGTGAAAAATTCACAAGCGATATGTTATTCAAAAAAACCGGCGAAATATATGACGGCTCATTAGCCGATAATACATTCACAGTCAAAGACGCATATGACGCAATGGAGTTGGGTATAAATCAATATATTTTAAATATGAAAGAAGAACCTACACTTGATAAAATGTTTGAAATAATCGATAAAATACCAACTCAAACAAAACGCACAGAGGGAATGGACAATTATCAGCAATTCTCTACACCTCCAACGCTTGCATATTTAGCAAGCTATGCAGCTAATATCAATTCAAATGATATAATGCTTGAACCGTCGGCAGGTATTGGAGGTATTGCTACATTTGCAAAAAAGAGCGGCGCAAAGGTAATTGTAAACGAACTTGACCCAAGAAGAATGGCAATACTTAAAAATATGCCGTTTGATGATTTCTACAGTGAGGACGCAGAACAGATAAACAATATATTAGGCGGAGATATTGAACCTTCTGTTGTTGTTATGAACCCCCCGTTTTCGTCGTCAACCACAAGAAATATGAAAGGCGCTAAAATAGGCGCAAAGCACATAGAAGAAGCACTTAAAATGTTAAAGACTAATGGTAGACTTGTAGCTATAACAGGTAAAACAATGGCTGATGATGCACCTGCGTTTAGAAATTGGTGGAATGACATAAAAAAGAAATACAACGTTGTTGCAAACATAGGTATTTCGGGTAAGAACTTTAATAAGTACGGTACAAATTTTGGCATTCAGATGATGGTTATTGACAACAACGGTGCAACCAAGAATACTATAACCGATTATGTCGAAGATTTGCACGATTTACAAAGCATTTTAGGAGGTATAAGAAATGAGCGACCAATACTTGACTATTCAGCAAATGAACAAAGAACCACTACAACAACACGCAAAGAAATTGCTACAACAAGAACAAAAGGTAGTGTTGGAGACGGCACTGTATCTGACGCAAGTAGCGAAATTGATACTAAACAATCCTCAGATAAGGGAAGAGTACCAAAACACAGAAATGCAGAGACAGAAGTTTTACGAAATGACGGAAGTGGTGGAAATACTGTCAATCAAAGAGCCGATAAGCCAAATGAATTGGATGATGAACGACGACTTGACGGACGAAGAAAATCAAGAGGAAATGATGAACTGCAAGACGTTGGAAGAACTGATAAGTCTGATAGCGTGGAACATAGTGTTCAATCTGGATATGGCGGAAACGAAAAGAATGGCGGACTTAGACAGAACGGTGTCGGGGTACAACGATTAAAGAAAAAAGAACTGACTGATAATGTTTTTGAAGAATACAAAGTAGCACCTTTAAAAGTGAAAAACGCAAAGCCACACCCTGCAAAATTAAGCGAAAGTGCGGCGATGAGTGCAGTAAAAGCACCTGACATAACATATAAACCACATATAGACCAAAAACTTATTGATGAAGGTACTTTGTCGAGTGCACAACTTGAAGTTGTTTCAAGAGCAGGACAATGTCACTCTCAAACATTGCCGAACGGCGAAACAAGAGGATTTTTCTGCGGCGACGGTACGGGTGTTGGAAAAGGACGTACAGTAGCAGGCATTATTCTTGATAACTTCAATCAAGGCAGAAAAAAGGCTGTTTGGATTTCAAAAGGACACGACTTGTTAAAAGATACTCTTGATTATACCAAAGATGTATTTGGCAGAAATGATATGGTAGTTGAATTCAACGGCGGTAAAAAAGCCGACAGCAGTTTAAAGTCAGATGATACCATATTGTATCTTACATACAATAAACTGTCGCAAGGGTGGAATAAAGAAAACTCAAACTTTGAAAAAATCGTTAGTTGGTTAGGACAAGACTTTGACGGTGTGATTGCTTTTGATGAGGCACATATGATGTCTAATGCCGGCGGAAAGGTCACAAACAGAGGTAAAGCTAAACCAAGTGAGACAGCTTTAGCCGGTATAGAACTTCAAAAATTGTTGCCAAAAGCCAAGGTTATCTATATGTCAGCCACAGGAGCAACAGAAGTTGAGAATTTGCAATATGCTACAAGATTGGGACTTTGGGGCGAAGGTACCGCTTTCCCAAATGAAAAAGAGTTTATATCTCAAATAAAAGGCGGCGGTATCTCTGCAATGGAAATGCTTGCACAGGATTTAAAAATGGAAGGTGTTTATCTGTCACGAAACATTTCTTATGAAGATGTTACATATGATAAACTAACCCACAAATTAACAAAAGAACAAAAGAAAATGTATAACACTGTAGCAAAAGCGTGGCAAATAGTATTTCAGAATTTGAATGAAGCACTGAAAGAAACACACCAATCGTCAGACGGCACTGCACGAGGACAAGTCTATGGAAAGTTTTGGTCGTCAAACCAAAGATTTTTTAATCAAATTCTTGTATCAATGCAAACACCGAGTGTTATTAAAGATATTGAAAAACAGCTTGCTAAAGGTAAATCGTGTATCATACAACTTACAAGCACAAACGAAGCACAAGGTAAGCGTGAACTTGCAAGACTTTACGAAGAAGGATTAACACTTGATGATTATGATGTTTCACCTAAACAGATGCTTATGGAATACGTTGAAAAATCATTCCCTGTTCAACAATACGAGGAATATAAAGATGAAAAAGGCAATGTAAAAAGCAAACCGGTGTACAACAGTAAAGGCGAACCTGTATTAAACAGAGAAGCAGTCCGAAAGCGTGACACATTGTTAGACCAATTAGGTAGTATGAAAGCACCGTCATCGCCTATAGATATGATTATCAATGCGTTTGGAACAGATTTAGTTGCAGAAAACACCGGCAGAAGTTCACGAGTAATTAATGTTGACGGAAAAAATGTTCAGCAAAGACTTAGTAATAACACAAGAAGTGCCGATGTAGAAGCATTCCAAAACGGTAAAAAGCGTATAATGATATTTTCAGAAGCAGGCGGTACAGGAAAGAGCTACCACGCAAGTAAAGCAGCCAAAAATCAACAACAACGTGTACATTATTTGCTTGAAGCAGGTTGGAAAGCGTCAACGGCGGTACAAGGTTTTGGACGTTCACACAGAAGTAACCAAGTATCGGCTCCTATATTCAAACTTGTAACAACCGATTTGAAAGGACAAAGCCGTTTTATCTCAACCATAGCAAAAAGACTTGCTCAATTAGGTTCGCTTACGAAAGGTCAAAGGCAAGCAGGCAGTCAAGGTATGTTTTCGGAAGATGATAACCTTGAAAATGCTTTTTCTGCAACAGTGTTAAAAAGTTATATTACCGCATTGGCTAAGGGCGGTATAAATGATATTACCAACGGAAAAGAAATTATTTCAAAATTAGGACTTAACGTATACAGTTCGGACGGTTCGATTAATCAAAATTCTGACGATTTGACAAGTATAAACAAGTTCCTTAACCGTATATTATCATTAGAATATGATGAGCAAAACGAAGTTTTTGATGAGTTTGACAGCCAGTTGAAAATGGCAATGGCAGAGGCTGAACAAAACGGCACACTTGATAAAGGTATGGAAAACTACAAAGCCGATAAAGTATCGGTCAAAGAAACCAAAACCGTACATACAGATAAGTTAAGCGGTGCTGAAACTTTGTATTATTCTCTTGTTGCAGATAAGAAAATAAAAAAGAACGAATTTAGCGATATACAAAGCGATAGTCCAAGATTTAAAGGCTTTTATCAGAACAAAGCAAACGGAGGAGTAAGAGCGATAACTCAAATCGCAAACAAAACAGATAGCAACGGTAATGTTGTAAGTCGTTTTAAGGCAGAAGGACAAGAATATGGTAAGACAGTATATTTAAGTGAACAACAAGTAAGCCAACGTTGGAATAAGATAGATAATGAAACAGCTAAAGCTTTATGGAATAAGAGGCTTGAAGAAATGCCTGAATATCGTCAAGAAAATGTACATCTTATAAGTGGTGCTGTGCTTCCGGTATGGGATAAATTACCTGAAACAAATATTAAAGTATATCGAATACTTACTGATAATGGCGATGTGCTTATAGGTCGTGTTATACCTGAAAATGCTATAGACTCAATTCTTAGACGCTTAGGGGCTAACAGAACAAAGGGCAAAGTAGATGTATCAAGTGTTATGAATAGCATTAAAAACGGTGATGTTGTTTATCTTGAAAACGGTTGGAGCCTAAAACAAAGAAAAGTAGCAAACGAACAGCGTATTGAACTTACAGGTCCTCGTTTTGAAAATTATGAGTTCATAAAAAAATTAGGCGTATTTTCCGAACGTATTTCGTATCAAACACGTTTCTTCATACCGACAAAGACTAATACTGAAAATATTATAAAAGAGCTTATGCAATACTCGCCTTATAGCAGAACAGAAACAGAAATGCAGTATAACAAAGGTGACGACGGTAATGGTTGGGAAGTAAAGAAACCAGAACAAGAAAAACAGATTGAAAGTGTTGAAGATGACAGCAAAAAAACATCAGATAAAAGCAGTGCAGACATACGTTATTCAAAACAAGCTAATAGCCTTGACAGTTGGACATCTGATGTGACGCAAAACAGCAAGAATGCAAAAAATAAGAAGTTGGGCGATATTGTTTCGTATATTTCAAAAGAATTCAATATACCTATTTCAAAAGGCAACTTGTCACTGACACGAGCTAAAGGCGAGTTTAAGAAACTTCCGAAAGCTGTAAGACTTCGTATAGCAAATGACTTGCCGACAGCTACTCACGAATTAGGACATTTGCTTGATGATAAATATGATTTCACTTCATCAGCTAATATTGATGAGATAATCGACTTTGCACAACGAAAAAGTCCAACATTAATGAAGCAATATAAAAAAAGTGAAGTACCGGGTGAGTCGGTAGCTGAATTTGTGAGAGAGTTTATTAAAGATCCGCAAAGTACAATAAAGGAAGTACCGAGATTTTCAAAAGAATTTATCGAAACTCTTTCTCCGAAAGACGCTCAAGCCTTAAAAACTCTATCAGAATATTCACAACAATACTATAATTCGGACTTTATGGACAAAGTAGACGCGGCAATGACCAACAACAAAGAGATAAAAAAGAGAAGTAAATCAACGGCAAGTGAAATATCGAAAGAAATATACACCAAGTTGGTTGATAGCTTTGCACCTATCAAAGAAGCTACTGATTATGTTAAAGAGGTAAAAGGAACTCTCAGCGGAAAAAAGGACGCATATATTTTAGCTATAAATTCTAAAAATGTAGACGCCACTATGTCTACTATATTTAAAGAAGGAATGGTTGACCCGAACGGCAATTTGACAGGCGGAAAAGGGTTGATAGATTGCATTAAAGATATATCACACAAAGATATAGATTTATTCGATAAATATTTAGTATTAAAGCACTCTTTGGAATGGATTGAACCACAAGAAGGTGCAAAGTTAAAGCGTGTATTCAGTGATGATACTTTGCAAGACGGCAAACGAATAAAAAGAGAAATAGCAAATCTTGAAAACAATTATCCTGAATTCAAAGAAGCGTCGGAAAATCTGTACAAGTTCCAACAAGATATGTTAAAATATTGGGTAGTGTCTATGGGCGGTATGGATGCTATTACATACAACAAACTACAAAAAATGTACCCACATTACGTGCCGTTTATGCGTGACACCGGTAGGAACAGAACAGGATTTAAAAGTGGTTTTGCAAATCAGCAAAGTCCTGTAAAAACTGCGAAAGGTAGTGGTGCTACAATCATATCCCCACTTGAAAGTATTATAAAAAATGTAGAAAAGCAAGTGAAGTTCGGAACAAGAAACAGAGTTATGGCGGTATTGGGCATGTATGCGGACAATGTACCGGGGTTTGCTAATTTTATAGAACCTGTGCCACCAGACCAAGTAAAGAATATAATCAACATTGAAAAGTTGTCTGATGAATTCTTAGGCAGAATGTCAGAAAGTCTTGACGAAAACGATTTGTTTAACTTAACAGAGGCTTTTGAAGACGTATTCGGCACACAAGTTGAAAGTTATACACCTGTAGTTATACCTGGAAAGCAAATAGTTACATATTTGAATAAAGGCAAGCACAAATATTATCAGGTACACGATAAGGCACTGTTTAATGCTATAACAAATTTAACACCGATCCAAACAGGAAAAATAATGAATTTTGCAGGAAGAACTTTAGGCATAACAAACGCACTGATAACGCAACTAAATCCGGTTTTTGCTACCACGAACGCAATACGAGATTATGATACTGCAATGAAGAATTCAAAAGCATATAATAATCCTATTACTTTTACAGGGGCATATATGTCAGCTTTATGGGACGTTATAAGAAACAGTGACAACTATAAACAATATAAAGCTGCAGGTGGCGGACATATGTCAATGTTCAGTGATAATATTGATGTACTGAAAAAGACTTTGCGCGAGGTGAACTCAAAAGACGCAGGACTTGCAAGGCGTTTGGCACAAGCAATATTCTTACACCCAATAGAATGCGTTACAAAAATCAACGAAATTACCGAAGCTATTCCGCGACTGGCTGAATTTAAAGGTATGAAGAAAAAGGGAGCCGATAATCAACAAGCTATTTATGCCGCGTCTGATATAACCGTCAACTTCAATAGAAGCGGTGATGTCGGCAGAAAACTAAATAAAATATTTAGATTTTCAAATGCGACTGTTCAAGGTATGGATAAACAAGCTCGCATATTCACAAGCGGTGGTAAAAAAGAGATTGCAAAGCATATGCTTAGGTACCTAATCAGTGCAATTTTAACTACTGCACTATTGGAATTTTGGAATAGGACGTCAGATGAAGATGGTTGGGAAGAATTATCTCAGTATCAAAAAAATAATTTTTACTGCATATCTATAGGTAACGGAAAATTTATAAAAATACCTAAAGCAAGAGAAGCGGCAATACTAAACACAACAGCAGAAAGAGCCGCCGATTACGCTTTTGGTGACAAAGAAGCATTTTATCAATTTGGGCAATACATCGGTGATACAACATTACCTGCGTGGTTGCCTGTTACCGGTATTGCAGAAGGAGGAATTGAAGAAGGTGTACATCAAGCTGCAGGAGGTACAATATTAGGCGGAATTGTTGATAATATGGTTAATAAAGACTTTAAAGGTACGCCGATAGTAAGTTCGGCACTTGAGGACGAGCCAAACAAGGAGCAATACAACCAAAAAACTTCTTTATTGGCAAAGTCAATAGGTCAGACATTTAACTGGTCGCCGATGAAAATAGACCACTTAATTGATAATTATACCGGTATTATCGGTAAGCTCAATAGGTCGATTACTGCTGACGGTTTCAATCCATCTAACCTATACGGAGCATCTTTCAGCGCGGATAGTGCATATTCAACAGATGTATTTAATCGTGTGTACGAACAAAGAGATAAAATGCAAAAGAAGTATCAAAATGAGCCGACACCTCAAAACGCTTGCTTATATGAAAAGTATGCTACAAAGGCGGCGTATATTACACAAGCAAACAAAGCGATAAAAAGACTGTCGGAGGATGAGCAAAGAACCGCACGTAAAGAACTTATAACAGATATAAAAGCAACAGGTTCAGCAATTACCGATACAGATAAGGGGATTGTTAATTCTTTTAGTAATGGCTTATTAACCTCTGATAATGGTTATGTAGACAGCTTGCCAAAGTCAACTATAACCAAAACAAAAAATAAGCAATCATACACTTGGGAAATGACATATTCGGAATACAAAAAATATTACGACGATTATCGGAAAGAAGTTGAAAAACAACGTAAAAAACTTCTGAATACAAGTGCGTACAAAAGAGCTTCGGATATTGAAAAAACTGAAATGTTAAAACAATTAAGTAAAGACGTTTTGAAAGATACCAAAGAAAAATACAAAAATAGGAACGCGTTAAAATTTAAGAAAGATGAATAAGAAAATAAGCTATCGACATTGCGTCGGTAGCTTATTTTTATTGTATCATGCTCTGTTTTTTTGACTAACTTTTGACTAACTGACTAACAAAAAAGTATAACATTTTATCGTTTTTTATCACTTTTTATCACGTTGATTTTATTCTCACAAGCACTAAAAAACCGCATAAACGCTTGATTTCAAGCATTTATACGGTTTATGATGAGTTGGTACGCCCGGAGGGATTCGAACCCCTTAAATATTTAATGAATATGCGGTTTCTGGACATATCTGACTAATGCTTGACTAATTCATAAATGTATTTAATTTTTCTACGGTTTCTTTAAAGTGATTTGTACGAATATGTGTATAAATATTTCTTGTAACCGAAATGTCGCTATGCCCTAATAAATGTTGAGCATCTTTTACGTCTATCCCTGCTTCAAAAAGTATTGTTGCGTAAGTATGACGCAACTGATGAGCTGTTATATCAAGTCCTGTTTCTTTTTTATATTTATCCCAACGGCGTTGAAAAGCTGAATAACCGAGCGGCTTTGTACCGTCAATCGAAAATATAAAATTTTCATCTTTTCCTTTAGGAAGTTTATTTGCTAATACATCAAGCAAAACCACTTTGCGAGTGCCGTTTTCTGTTTTAGTGCCTTTAATATGAGGGACGTTGCTTTTATGATATACAGATTTATAAACATTAATTTCTTTATTATCGAAATCAATATCTTTAAACTGTAAAGCAAGAGCTTCGCCCTTTCTTAATCCGGTGTATAACAAAAAATATGGGAACAAACCAAAAGAACAATTTAGACTATTTTTCACTGCTTCGGTTTCTTCTTCTGTAAGAGGTTGTCGTTTGATAGCTGACTTGCCTTTTGGAGGACTGATATATCTTGTAGGGTCATTTTCAACATAGCCTTTTATATAGGCGTATTTAAAAACTAATCGGACTATGGATAATTGGTCCTTTATGGTTTTTGTTGCATAATCTCTTGTTACGTAATAGTCTAAATATTGCTCAATATCGATAGGCTGTATTTCTTTGATATATCTATCATCAAATTCTTCTATTGCGTGACTAAGTAAAATTTTATATCTTTTTGCGGTATTATACTCTATCTTAGGAAAATGTTCTTCTTCCCATTCTTCTGCAACTTCGCTAAACAGTTTACCTTTTTCTTCTTGTTGGGTGTAAGCAAGAATTTGACGATTAATGTCACGTTCAGCTTGTTGTTCCGTAGTTTTACTACTGTAAAAATACAACCGTTTACCGTTGATTGTAACGACTTTTAAATATCTTCCGTCTTTTCTTTTCTTCATTTTAATACACTCCTTTTTTAAAAATTAGTATTGCAAAAATAGAGTGTATGTGATACAATAATTTTGCGAATATGTGTTTCAATACACTCTTATCCTCCGACTGTTGGTAGCGGTCGGGGGATTTTTTTATTTTAAACATATTAAATCCGACACGTTTAAAATCCTCGCTTTTGCTTATATAATTTTACTTACTACATAAATTATCAATATGAGCAAATTTACTATTGTTCCAACTTCCGATGTAATCGTTGCAAACACGTCACACCGACTGTTGTATATTATGAATTGCAAATCTTCTTGCTTTATGTCCATTTTTGACACTTCCTTAAACGATACTTTCGCAAAAATTCTATTAACAATGTATGTAAATATCATTGATACTACAAACAAAACTAAAGAGATTAATATCGACACTTTGATTGCTGTATACACCCAAAAAGCAAAAGTAGCTAACATATTTACAATACCGATTATACCGATAATCGTTCCAATCTTTTTATTACTGCCGGTGAAATGTGAGCCGGCATATATTTGCTTGTGAGCAAAAAAGAAAAATATAACGCACAGAACATAAAAAAACATAAGACAATACCACCTTTCTTATCATATATTTAATCAAAACATTTCTTGCAAGGTGTATAACCTTCGTTAATTGCCCTACTTTCAATCATTGCTTTTATACTGCCTGAAGAAAGATATTGGCAACCAAACCTGTGATATTTTTTACCGTTCGTTGTTACATAGACAAGATTAGCACCCGGCACAGAGTTTGATGTGTTATCCGATGTAGTATCTGAAGTGCTATTGTTTCGTGGCTTTAAGCTAAGCGGTTTACGTTGCATATCAGAATAAAATTGTTGCATTGCTGTGGTTATATATCTATTAGCCGTATAGCCGCTTAATGTTGCAAAACCAACAGCAAATGCTATAAATATTAATATCATTGGTGCTAACCAACGTTTTAAAACTTTCTTCTTGATAGCTTTGATGTAATCAATCTGCATTTGCTCAACGGTTTCTTCATCTTCAAATGCTAAACGGTCAAGGTCTAAACGAGGATATTTTTTGTATTTGTTTTTCTTTTCAGTATTTTCTTCAAACGTAATCTTTATCTTTTTCATATAATTTTTCCACCTGTATATGTGCGACTATTTATTCAAGAGAATCATTATGTCACAAGCAATATTCAGCAAAAGCCATTCAAAGCATAGTATAAGTTTAATTGTATTGAAAATCGGAAGTTTAAGTATAACAGCTGCTGCAATACCGATTATACAAGATATTATGTGTATGATAACAGTAAATGGGCTCAGATGTTTAAAAAATGTACTTCCTATAATAAAAAGGAATGATATATTTAATAACCAATATGCAGGAGCGAAATATCCGACAATACCCAATATAGGAAGTATAATATCTAAACCGAAAGTTAATAAAATTATTGCAAATTCCATTTTAATTCTCCTTGTATAACAATCGTAGCAATAGAAATATTATAATTAAAATCCGACTTTACATTCAACAACTTTTCCTACTATTTCAATACTATCTTGCTTTAAGTCGTAAATTTGTGTTTGATGTTCAGGATTGTAGGATTGTGGCATAAGCATTACAATATTTTTTTCTTGCTTAAAACGCTTTACTGTAAAAGTGTCGTGATTAACACGAACAGCGGCAATCTCACCGTTCTCGACAGTTGGTTGTACGCGAACAGTTACAAGACTTCCATCGGGAATATTTGCGGCAGTCATACTATCGCCTTTTACCTTTAATGCGAAATATTTGCCGCCGTGATTTAATTCTGTATAAGTGTATCCTTCGATATTCTCTTCTGAGAATATCGGCAGACCTGCCGCAATATCTCCTAAGATAGGTATTCTGTGCATTATAGGATTATAAGGGATTGCTCCTTCCGGTAATGGCGAAACATCTTTCATAGGAACATCTTCCCCCATTAGCCAAGGTATAGAAACGTTTAGAATATTTGCATAAGCATCTAATCGTTTCTGCTTTGCTACATATTTACCCGACTTATATTGGCTCATTACACTTTCAGGAGTGCCCGTAAGCCTGCATAGTTCGGCGGCGCTCATACCATTATATTTTAAAGCCTCTTTTAAACGTTCAGCAAATGTAGATTTCATTTCATTTCACCTCTCTTACAAGTATTATACAATAAACTTTGCAAAAACGCAATGTTTTTTTTGAAAAAAATAAAAAAACTTTGCAAAACCTATTGACTTTGGAAAAACAAAGTGCTATAATAACTTTGCAAACACAAAGTAAGGAGGTGTTAAGGTGTATAATTACAGTAAGCTTTTAGGTAGAATTAAAGAAAAAGGTTTTACTTTAGAAGCATTAGCGAAGAAGATAGGTCTTAATGTATCTACTTTAAGCAAGAAACTCAACAATAAAAGCGAATTTCATCAAGATGAAATCAAAAAAATATGCAGAGTGATTGATATAGAAATGTGTGATATAGGAACCTATTTTTTTTGTCAAGATACTTTGGTTTTGCAAAGTAAAAACTAAATAGGGAGTAGGGAGATGAAAAAGTGCGTAATAAAAACGATATAAATATATATCAAACAATAATGGTACTTAATATTATTACTTGTGCGACAACGATTATGAATTTAATAATCCAAGCAATCCAAATAGTACGTTCAATATAAGTGAAAATCAAACAAGGAGGTAGAAAATATGGATAGTAAAAAACATAAACGTTTTTTATGGATACAAACAATTACATCATTAGTGGCTTTGATAATAGCTATCATTTCACTATTGATACGATTAAAGCAATAATAGCTGTAATTAATGCTAATCCAGAGATTATAGTGTTTATCCATTCGTGAATGTTGTGCGATTTCTTTTCAGTTTCTGATGTAAGAAGATTTTCGATATAAGCTATACCTTGTTCAGTAAGATATATGAGTTTAGGTTGGTATAGTTGGGAAGAGTCAATAAAAATTAACTTGTTTTTTAACAAGGCTTGAATAACTTTATCCTCAATGTTTACATTGAAATGTTTGTATAGCTCATTTTCATTAATTCTTTTATCAGGATAAAGATATTTCAATATACATACTTGTCGATTGCTTAACATAAATATCACTCCTTAAAACTTGTAAAAGCAGATATAGAAAATTATAGCACAATGCGGATAGCAAAACAAGAACAGAAAGTAAAAAACTAAATAGGAGGTAAAAAGCAGTGGGGCATTACGAATACGCAGACAAGATAATATTCTTACTTACAAGTATTACATTGGTCGCGGCGATTATTGATATAGTAATCAGAATAATATAAGGAGAATGACATTGAATACACTTAGAATTATTATAGTTTTAGAGGAAATTTGTATTGTAACATTATTGATAATAAGAAATTTAATGTAGCAGAGCCATTACAGCGGCAACAGCAGCTATGGCACTCAATACAATATTAACATATGTAAATACATTAGACTGTCTTTTTTCGGAGAAATATATATATGCTGACGGCATCAGCAGGATGCTTGATATTTCTTCATCGTAATAGTCTAAGTCAATAATATGTTCATATTCAAGTAATTTCAAATAGCGGTACAGGTCAGCTTTTGAAATGTAATCAAATCTGTTGACATACTTGCTGAAATTTTTGATTTCGGTGGTATTGGTTTCTTCGGCGATTACAAGTAAAGTATTGAGTATTTTATCTTTAGTGCGAAGGTTTAATTTCATGATAAATTCACTCCTTTAAGATGATTGTAGCATAAGATGATTATAGCACAGCCATAAAAGATTAACAAGAGCAGAATGGAAATAGGAGGTAGAAAAAATGATAGTAATGATAGCGATTGCTTGCGGCGCTCTTGCCGCTATAGTGTTTCCGGCGTCGGTTGTAATGCTGATAAAGAGTTTCTTGGAGGAGTGGAGGCAGAAATGAATATTGAAAAGTTACCGTTAAAAGAAAGGCTTGAATACTTAAATACTTGTATATCAATTCTTCCACAAACAAAGGAACGCATAATAAGCGGTGAAGATTACAGGACGTATCAAGAAGTAGTCAAACGAAAAAGAGGAAATGAAACAGGCATTTTCACTTCCTCAAAATTAGACATTGCTTGTGCCGATAGCGACACATTAGATATTGTATTGCAACTGCTTAAGGAGCTAAAGGGTCGAATGAACCAAGAACTAAATGATTAAGAAAAAGTTTACAAGAAAGAGGGTGAGCGAAGTGGCACTTGAAAAACCATCATATAGAGATAATCTCGAACGCATAAAAGCACATTATCCCGATAAAGAAATGTTAAAAGTTAAAGATGTTCAAAAGTTCTGTGGATTAAACAGAGCAACAGTAAAAAAACTTTTTGATTTTAAAGGCGGATATATCTCTGTTGCTAAGTTAGCAAGAGAAATGTCATAAAAATTAAATCTCGCAGGCAGAAACGAGTTACTCTTTTTGCAACCTCCATTTTGCTGTATATAGTATCATACTTAAGCATTTTTAGAGTAACTCGCTTGTGCCTGTGAGGTAACAAATGAAAGAGAGGTAAAACATATGTACATTATAGGTGTAGCTTTGTTTAGTTTCGGTGTCGGACTATTCGGCGGTTGGAAGTTAATGAGAGAGGAAGATAAGAAATGAATTTGATAATGAGGATATGGAACAGTCTAAATGAGAAAGGGCGTAGAGCGTGGGTTGATACCGGCAAAGCAATGGCAGATATGAAAGGCGGTATATATGCCGCAGAAGAACAACCACAAACACGCAGTCACAAGTTTGACGAAAAGACCAACAGACAGATAGACCAAGTGATTGCGTTGGTGAATGGCAAATGAAAAATACAGAATATATCATTGCGGTAACAATGTTTTCAATGTTACTGATAGCATTTGAAATAATCGTGATGATGAATATAGGAGGATAACAAATGACAACAGTTCAGATAAGCATGCTACATAATTTATGTATGCAGATTAATTTGTTGGCGGCAAAACGTGACGACGCGCCTGTCGTGATATACACAATGGTAGGTGACAATAAGTTTGCACCGGTTATATGTATAAGCGTGTATGAGGGTAAGCCGTTTAAAGAAATTATGTCGTTGTGTATTCCGACTGACAAAACAGTCGATAAGAAATACAGATTACAATTAAAGATGTTGAAAGACATCAAGAAAAAGTTGGAGGTGAAAGAGAATGAATGACGAAGTAGAGAACTACAAAAACGACGAGTTTGTTTCAATATTAGGGGCATTTCCCGACAGAACTAAAATATTGATTAATGGTAGTGCCGATTTTGAAATACGCCATTCGCGGAATAATGGTGAGCCGTATATCAATATTGTTACAAAAGAAAAAGACCGTTAGAGCCGACACTCATAAACGGTCAAAGGTAATTACATAGATTAATCTATGTTTTACATATATTATACCACAAAAAAATAAAAAATCAAGAAAGGAATGATAAAAAGTGGGTAATGCAAATTTATTAGAGGTCGCTCGTGGCGCAATCGGTGAAAGATTGGATTATGAGCTAAGCAAGGTCGTTGATAATATCGCCGACCTAAACACCAAAGCAGACGCAGTAAGAAAGATAACATTGACGTTGTCACTAAAGCCAGACAGCGAAAGACAGAACATCAAAATGTCAACACAGGTTAAGTCAACATTGACACCAACGAACAACATCGAAAGTGCGTTGTATTTGACGGAATCAGACGAGGGCAAAGCGTTAGTCGAAATGTTGCCGCAAGTACCAGGACAAATGGCATTAGACGGCTCGGAACAAGAAGAGCCGAAGATTATAGCAATTAAGAAAGCAATGTAATTTAAAGGAGGATAAAGATAATGATTGATAGAGAGTTTATTGAAAAAATCGAGGATATGACAGGACCAAAGGTGATTGAAACAGTGCAAGGCACTTTTTCGGACAAGCACTTATATAGGATTGAAAACGAACTTGCTGATACAATAATCCTTTCAAGTCTAAGCGGTTTGGCAGAGATGATAAAACAAGAGATGAATGAGTATAATCTTCCGCTGTTCGTCAGAGCAACATCAGCAGAACGAGTACACGTGTTCGGTGCAATCAGAGATGATATGCAACGTGAAAGACCTTTTACTGCCGAAGCAAAATTTATCGGTTTCGATTTTAACGAGTATATAAGCATCGAAAATATGATTATCTGTCTAAAATCACGTTTTGCACCGACAGAGGACAGAGATTATCTTGTGCAGTTGCTTGGTAACATAACAGACCAACAGAGTGTACAGACAAAAGACGACGGTATCACGCAGTCGGCAACTGTCAAGAGTGGTATTCAGTTAGTTGGCGAGCAACGTATTAAGCCGATTGTTACGTTGAAACCATACAGAACATTTTTAGAGGTTGAACAATCGGCAAGCGATTTCTTAATCAGACTTAAAGACGGAAGAGCGGCACTGTTTGAGGCAGACGGTGGAGCTTGGGAACGTGAGGCAGTAAAGAACGTTGCGGACAAGCTAAGAGAATTGCTTGAAGATGTACCGAATGTACATATAATTGAATAATAAAAAAGCGGGGGAATTTAATTTCCTCCGCAATACCGTTCAACGGCATATATTATAACACATCGATATTTTAACACATAGAAAGGAAAATGTCAAATGTTCGGATACATTGATGTTGACAAAGAGATAACAGGCAACTACGGCAAGGACAGTTGTGGCGAGGAAGTAGTTGCCTGTACTTGTGACGAGTGCAATGAGCCTATATTTGTAGGCGACAAATACTATGAAATCGCAGATATAGTTGTCTGCGAAAACTGTATAGAGGAATTCGCGAGGACAGGAGAGGTAGATATATGAGTGAAGATATTAAGATATTAGAAAATGCAGAGGGTGAGTTTGGAATTATTACAGTGAACCAACTACCGGTTATATCGGAGCAGTTGGACAAACTGCAAGAGATTATTCAGGAACGTACACAAAGTGCCTTGCAATATGAGTGTACGGAGGATAATTACAAGCAAATAAAGTCAATGAGAAGTGCATTAACAAAAGAACGCACGGAACTTGAAAAACGTTATAAAGAGGCTATGGAAACAGCAATAGCACCGATACAAGCGGTACAGAACAAGTTCAAAAGTTGTATGAGTGTTTACAAAGATACAGACGCACAGTTGAAAACAAAAATAAACAGTGTGGAAAACGGTATAAAGGACATCAAGAAACAAGAGGTTGTTGAATATTTTAACGAGTATGTAGCCTCAAAAAATATTGATTTTCTTACATTTGACAAGCTCGGTATTAACATAACAATGTCGGCAAGTATGAAATCATTAAAAAACGCTGTAAAAGATGCCATTGACAGAGTATCTTGTGATTTAAAAATGATTGAAACGCAAGAGGACAAAGAAGCTATACTTGTCGAGTACAAGAAAAGCCTCAACGTATCGGAAGCAGTTCAAGTCGTCAAGGCTCGTATGCAGGCTATACAAGAGGAAAAAGAAAGAGAGATTGAAAGAAAAAGAGCAGAGATACAAAAAGAAGTTGCCTCACAAAAGGTTGATGAGCAAATAGAAAAGCCGCTCACACCACCGGAAGTAATCAAGCCGGTAGAAACAGAGATTAAGCCACAAGAAGAAAAAATATTCGCGGTACAGTTTAAGGCATACGGCACGCGACAACAGTTAAAGCAATTAAAAGAATTTATGAAGAAAGAAGGTATTCGTTATGAATAATCAAATTGCAAGACAAAAACCGTCATTCAGTACGGCGATTACAACGGATAAATTCCAGAGGGCTATAAATAACACATTGCAAGACCCGAACCGAGCAAGACGTTTTACATCATCTATCATTTCGGCGGTGTCTGCCAATCCTGCACTACAAGAGTGCGAGGCAGGAACGATAGTGTCGGCGGCATTACTCGGTGAAAGTCTTAACTTATCGCCGTCACCGCAGCTTGGACAATATTACCTTGTGCCATTTAATGATAACAAAAATCATTGCAAAAAGGCACAATTTCAGCTTGGATATAAGGGATATATTCAGCTTGCGATACGCAGTGGATATTATAAAAAGCTAAATGTACTTGCTATCAAAAAAGGCGAACTCGTTAAGTTTGACCCTTTGGAAGAAGAAATAGAAGTACAGTTAATTGACGACGAAGAACAAAGAGAGCAAACCGAAACAATCGGCTATTATGCAATGTTCGAGTATCAGAACGGTTTTAAAAAAGTAATTTATTGGTCTAAGTCAAAAATGGAGCAACACGCATTGAAGTATTCACAAGGTTACAAAGCAAGAAAAGGTTATACATTTTGGGAAAAAGATTTTGACGGTATGGCATATAAAACTATGTTACGTCAGCTAATCTCCAAATGGGGCATTATGTCCATTGAAATGCAAGACGTTTATTCAAAGGATATGGCAGTAATCAACGAGGACGGCGAAACAGAATACATAGATACAATCGATACGACGTATACGGAAGTTGAACAGCAAGAACCTGATGATTTTGGGGAACAACAGTCAAATGTTCCTACAGAAGAAGCAGACGAGCCTATGTCACTTGATGATTTTGATTGATATGGAATACAACATCATCAGCACAGGTAGTAAGGGGAACGCCGTAGTTATTAATGATGTTATACTCATAGATTGCGGCGTTTCGTTTAGAGCGTTAAAGGACGTATACAAGAATATAAAAATTGTGTTATTAACACATATCCATTCGGACCATTTTAACAGGCGAACAATTAAAGCGTTGGCGAATAACCGCCCAACATTACGGTTTGCGGTGGGAGTTCACCTGTTAAATGATTTGGTTGAATGTGGTGTCGATAAAAGCAATATAGACGTTGTAGAGGCGGGCAAGACATACAATTATGGATTGTTTCAAATATCACCTATAAAGCTGTATCACGATGTACCAAACTTCGGATACAGAATATTTATGAACAACGAGAGACTGATATATGCAACCGACACCAACAGTATGAAAGGCATAAAGGCTGAAAATTACGACCTTTATATGATAGAAGCAAATTACATAGATGAAGAAATACAAGAGCGAATACGAGAGAAAGAACGACAAGGGCAGTATGCTTACGAGCGTGGTGTTTTACATACACATCTAAGCAAACAAAAATGTGATAATTTCATTTACGAAAACATCGGGCGTAATGGTTCATATGTATATCTACATCAACACGAGGATAGAAATAATGGAAATACAGGGTGTAATCAAGGACTATGACGGCGAATTTCTTACGATAGTCGCACCGTTTGACAATACAAGTGTATTGGAACAGAAGTGTATAACAGATTGTGAAATTCGTTTGAACGACGGACGGAGTATATCGAACAAACAAAGACGTAAGATATTCGCACTGGTGAACGATATAGGTACATACATAAACGGAATATCAAATAAGCGTGAGTATCAAGAAGAATTGAGGTTGATGAAACTGCTGTACATAATAGACAAGAGTGATAACGAAGCACTTCGCAGGCAACTTACGTTGAATTATTGTGAGTGTTTGGATATTGATATATTCAGTCTGTCGGACGTAGATATGACAACCGCTAAAGATTTTATATCGTGGCTCATTGAACTATGCATAAATCACGATATACCGACAAATGACAGTCTATTAAATATAACAGAGGATATAGACAGGTATTTGTATCTATGTTGTGCAAAAAGACGTTGTGCGGTGTGCGGAAAGAAAGCCGACATACATCACGTCGATACTGTCGGTAGCGGTGTAAATCGCAAAACCACACACCACTTAGACAAGGAAGTTCAGCCGCTATGTAGGTTACACCACACGGAGGCACACAAAATAGGAAAAACAGACTTCAATAACAAGTATCATTTAACATCAATAAAACTTGACGAATATTTGTGCAAGGTGCTTGGATTGAAGAAATAATCAGGAGGAAATGCAATGGTAAAAATAAGAGTAGAAGATACATACACGAACGAAGTAATTGAAACCGAATGTGACGGTGCATTGATTTCAATGCACCAACGCAAAGGGAATAATTGTGTAACACATTCGATTGTCATTGGAAGATTTAATATTAAATCATTAAAACTCATAAAAAAAGATATAAAGGAGATTTTAAAGAGAGCATTTAAGGGGGAAGGAAGAGTTGAATAAAGTTATATTAATGGGACGTCTTACAAAAGACGTTGAAATAAGACAAACACCGAACAATCTTTCAGTCGCAAGATTTACTATTGCGGTAAATCGAAGATTTGTAAAGGACGGTGGACAACAAGCTGATTTTATCAACTGCATTGCGTGGCGTAAGACAGGTGAGTTTATTTCACGATATTTCCAAAAGGGCAGTATGATTGCGGTAGTCGGAAGTATTCAAACAAGAAGTTGGGACGGTAATGACGGTAAAAAGCAGTATGCGACAGAAGTTATTGTAGATGAGGCATACTTTACCGGTTCAAAATCTGAAAACAGTACAGGTGGAAATACTGATTTTTCCGACAGCGGTTTAGACAATTTAAACAGTCAATACGGTGAGGATTTTGCAACAATCGGTGATGAAGAAGATTTGCCGTTTTAAGAGGTGTAGTGTATGAACAACGGAATTAACTACTTTCCGCTGAACGTACATTTAGATGATAAATTTGAATTAATCGAGGCTGAATTTGGACTGAAAGGGTTTGCGATAGTCGTTAAGTTGTTCCAAAAGATATACGGACAGCAAGGTTACTATTGTGAATGGACAGAAGACGTTGCATTATTGTTCGGAAAGAATGTAGGTTTGGGTGGTGATGCCGTGTCCGAAATAGTGAGAGCCGCGATTAAAAGAGGTATATTTGACAGTGAACTTTATGACAAGTATCAAATCTTGACTTCGAGAGGAATACAAGAAAGATACTTCGAGGCAGTCAGTCGCCGTAAAGAAGTTGAAGTCAGAAAAGAGTACCTCTTAATTAAAGTCGACCAAATTTATAAGAATGTACGCATTTTAAATGAAAATGTAAACATTTCAAGCAAAAATGTAAACATTTCCGAACAAAAGAAAGTAGAAGAAAGTAAAGTAAAAGAAAAGAGAGTAGAAGAAAAGGAACTGCCACGTCTGCCTGTAAGAATTGTTAAGCTATATGAGAACAATATAGCACCTTTGACACCGATTACACTGCAAGGCTTAGATGATTGGCTTAATGCTATGTCAGAAGATGTCGTTGAATATGCTATAAGCGAAGCTGTAAAGAACAACAAACGTAATTACAAGTATATAGAGGCTATATTGCGTAATCACTTTAACGCAGGACGTACCACGCTTGCAGAAGTACAAAGTGCAAAGCGAGCGTATAAAGGCAATGAAAATGAGCTTAGCATTAACAGAGACGATAACCTTGATTATGACGAACTTGAAAAAATAATGAGGGAGAAAACATAATGATTGTATTTTCTATAGACCCCGGCAATATGCAAAGCGGTTGGTGCATTGTTGACGGAGAAACAATGAAACCACAAGACTTTGGAAAGACCGATAACAACGAATTGTTAGACAGTTTTGAACGTCTGATAAGAGTATATCAAGTAGACGCTGTTGTTATTGAAATGGTGGCGTGTTACGGTATGCCGGTTGGGTGTGAAGTGTTTGAAACATGTGTGTGGATAGGCAGATTTACAGAAAAATCAAAGCAATTACAAAAGGACGTTCAATACATAACACGCAAAGACGAAAAGATTAACATCTGTCACAGTATGAAAGCCAACGACGCAACTATTCGCAGGGCTTTGATAGACAGATTTGCAAAACACGATTTAAAGAACGGCAAGGGAACAAAGAAAAATCCTGACTGGTTTTACGGTTTCAAAAGCGACATTTGGGCGGCTTATGCAGTGGGGATAACGTGGGTTGATATGGAGGAATAAGACAATGACTATTAAATTACCAATGGGCGTGGAAATAGAAATGAATACGCGTTTGCCGTATGATTTCGATGATATTATTCGCAAGATATTCAAAGAATATTTAGGCGAAGCAAAAACAGAAAATTTAGCGTTTGATAAATTAAATTTTATAGACCTCTGTATTGCTTCAATTCGCAATTCAAAATGTGCGGAGGAGGCGGTTCAAGATATAACGCTCAAGCAAACAGAATTCAGATTAAAAATGTTTGATGAACTTCCGGAAAAAAGTTCGTTCTTGAACATGAACTTTATGGTTCACTGTTATGAAACAGGTAGAAAAAATGCGGAACTGCATACTGAATATAGCAGTAATTACACAGAAAATGAAACTATTATGAAAGTGATTATAAGAATTATAAAAGTGGTGAGCGATTTTGAGGAGGAAGAAAATGGCGAAGAAAAAGAGAATTAAAATCGGTGCTATGTATCGAGAATATGGCGAATTAGAGGGCGTGTTATGCCGTAACTGCTGTAATTTTATAACGATTACAGACGAGGGGAAACGCCACTGCAAGTGCCGAGGATACGGTATAACAAGAGAGGCAAGCACAAATTGGTATGGCAAATATGAGGCGTGCGGATTGTATAACACACCGATAGATGAAAAGTATAAACCAATATTCAAAGGAGCGAATGAGTAATGAATACACCGATAATTAGACCGAGTTTGATTTATTTAATTAATCTTGCTGACGGAATGAAAACAGCATTGATTGTAATTACCGTAATAGCTGTCGTTGTTGCTATTACGATGTGTGCATATATATCGATAGGCTGTTATTACAATAAACGCCCAAAACTAACAGAAAAAAAGTTGTTGAGAATTTCGGTTATATCCGGAATATGCTGTACACTTGCGTGCGTAGCGATACCAAGTGAAAAGACTTGTTACACAATGCTTGTCGGTTCACAACTGACGCCACAGAACATCCAAAGTGTCGGTAATGATTTGAAGTCTGCGGTAGATTACATATTTGAGAAGATAAATGAGTTGGAGGAATAGAAAATGTATAATGAATTAAAGCCGTGTCCATTCTGCGGAGGCGAGGCGGAATTATATCAATCATATTGTGGCTATTATCAGATAGAATGTCACCAATGCAGTGCAAGAAGTTGCACGGCAGTAGAAAAAGAGAGCGTAATAAGCAACTGGAATATGCGTTCAACAACAGAAAGAAAATCAAAGACTATGACGCTTGATGAGGCGATAGAACATTGCAAAGAAGTCGCAACTAAAAATTGTTCGGAATGTGCAGAAGAACACAAGCAACTTGCAAATTGGTTACGCACGCTAAAGTATTTAGAAGAAAATGCGGTTATGCCAATACACAAAAAGCAAGATTGGTTAGACATAGCGGAACACTACGGTATTAAACAAATTCCGGTAGCGATTGAAGAAATGGCTGAATTAACACAAGTGTTGACTAAGTATTTGAGAATATCGCAAGGCGGTCAGTTTGTACTAAAATTAATGTCCGAAGTTCAAGACAGTGTAGAGGAAGAATTATCGGACGTAATTGTAATGATGATACAGTTGCAATATTTATTTAACATTGACAATGGCACAATAAACAAAATTGCAGACGAAAAACTGAAAAGAACGTTAAAATTAATGGAGGAACAAAAATGAAGTTTAGAACAAAACCGTGTGAAATTGAGGCGGTACAATGGACGGGCAGAAATGTAGTAGAGATTATGCGATTTGTAAAAAATGAAAGTGCTATTATTACAAACGGAGTACTGATAATAAAAACATTAGAGGGTGATATGGTAGCAAGCACAGGTGACTACATCATCAGAGGACTACGAGGGGAATATTACCCGTGTAAGCCTGATGTGTTCCACGCAAAGTACGAGCCGTGCGAATAAGAGGTGACGATATGAGAACTGAACAATTTGAAGAAGTTATAAACAACCGCATAGAAACGTGTAAAAGCGTTCTATGCAGTAAAGCGGAAGAATATGCAACCGATGATAGATTACATAATTTCAAAGTGGCAGGTAAATTGCAGCAATGCACAGCAGTTAAAGCGTTAGGTGGTATGATGGCAAAGCATACTGTCAGCGTGTACGATTTGATTGATGATTACGAACAAGGCAAGGCAATATCAAAAGAAATGTGGACTGAAAAAATAGGTGACAGTATAAATTATTTGCTGTTGCTTACGGCGATGTTGGAGGAGAAAATATGAACAGGAAAGAAACAACCGAATTTTTGAGCAAGTTACTCATTGAAAGATTATCGGGTAGGGGTAAATACTACGCAAGCGAAGTTACACTTGATTGTGGTGGCGGAAAAGGCAAAGAAAAGCGTGTTGACTTCGTGCAGTTTGTACCGAAAAATCAAAGTACAAGCGGCATAGAAAAAGGGGAATTTATATTCTACGAGGTCAAGAGTTGCAAGGCAGACTACAACAGTGGAAATGGCTTGACTTTTGAGGGCGAAAGGAATTACATTGTTACGACAATGGAAACATACAAACAAATAATCAAAGACAAACCGTGGGAAGTGGGTGTATATGTGGCGTGTCCCGAGGACAGAGATATTGTTGACGAGTTTGAAAATCCAACGCCATTAGATGATATAACGGTGTGGTGGACGTTAAAAATCGCAATGGAGGCACACCCAAAGGACCGTCAAAGGTCAATGTCGCAGTTATTATTTTATATGCTAAGGTCGGGAAAGTGAGGAATAATAAATGAAAGAATGGAAAGTCAAAAAGAATGAATTTGGAGAAGAATGGCACGAACTTCGTTTTAGCCCATTTTATGAAGATGATGATGAGGTAATTGCGAGTTTTGTTCAAGATGAAATGGATGATAAAGTATTTTATTATATATCAGAAGAATTAAGTGTAGACGATGACCTATTGTGGGCTGATAGTATAGATGACGCAAAGCAACAAATCGAAGAAATGCTAATTGAGCATTGGAAAGATGAGATTGAATATTTAGAGGGCAGATTAAAGGAATTTCAAGAAAAATAAACGGAGGAATAATAAATGAAAAGAAGATTTATAAAAATAATTGGAATATTGATGATGTTTTGCATAGCAGTAATGCTGACGGCGTGTTCGGAGGCGGAAATGGTAAACTACAATATGTCAAAACAGGCAGACTATTTTGAATGCGAACGAAAAATCACCGTTTACAATGCACGAACAGATAATATCGTGCTTGAGGCGGAGGGATATATGAGTATATCCAATAATACAACTAACGAATTGGTGATAACTGTTAAAACGGGTGAGAATTCGTATAAGAAAAACTATGTGTATTTAAATGAATACACAATGTATGCGGTTGAAGATATTACAGGGACACATACAGACCCATATCATTACAAATTGTATTGGCACACGCACGAGGGTGTGAGCGTTGAGGTGAAATAAAATTAAGGAGGAAAAGTAATGAAAGTAGAGTTGAAAGTGAACGATAAAAGCGTTCAGGCTGAAATACCTGAGGAACAGTTAAAAGAGACAGTATTGTTTGAACAGCTAAAAAAGCTGGGATTGATTGAGGATAAGCCTAAAACAGGATATGAGAGAAGAGAAGAATGTAACAATAAGAAGTATTATTTTGTCAATACTATAGATTTAGTAATAGAAAATGAGAATACCGTCCTATTTGACCAAAATCGTTATGATGTAGGCAATTATTACAGCGATAAAACCATTGCTGAGAACAATGCAAGAGCTGATAGGTTATTGCGTTGTTTAAGACAGTGGCAGGCACAAAATGACAAGGTTATTTCTGTGTCTGATTGGAAAAATGATAAAATCAATAAATATTGTTTTGCATATAATTATAGTTTAAATGAATTAAACATAGGAATAGAACGGAAATTAAGACGACCGAATGCTATATATTTCTCAACATCCCAAAAAACAGAGGAAGCTATTGAAGTATTCAAAGATGAACTGCTATGGTATTTTACCGAGTATGTTCAGCGATTAGATGAGGCGCAAAATGGTTAAAGAACAATTATGTTGGACGTGCCAGAATGCTTGCGGATGGTGTTCGTGGAGTAGTTGCTTTCAGCCTGTTGAGGGTTGGACCGCTGAAAAGGTACACCGCAAGACGTATGATTCGTATAGGATAACAAAGTGTCCGGAATATGTACCGGATAAAGCAAGCAATTCTGAAAACAAGAAAAAGACACGAGTAACCAACAAAGAATTAGATACAATGAAAAGATTAAGAGGTGATGGTCTATCATATTTTGAAATAGCAAAGATTGTGGACAGAAACCCTGACGTGGTTAGGGTGAATTTGGTGAGGTGTTGATATGGATAAAACAGCGAAGAAGTTAAAGCAGAAACGCAGAGCCGAAAGCCGTTCGCGCTCTAAGCGTGGAATATACGAAGATTTCAACAGCAATAAGAACAAAAGAATCGTTTTGAATAATGACAATGACGACAAAAGGCGTTGGCTTGAAAGATGTCAAAAGCAGGCGAAAACAGTAATTAACCCCATTGTCGATTGGAATGATGAAAACATAAAGGACTATATCCAAAGTGAAAAGATAGACCTAAACCCATTATACTGCGAGGGTTTCAAGAGAGTTGGTTGTGTGGGGTTGTCCTATGGCGGGAAAACATAGATATGTTGAATTTCGCAGGTATCCAACATACGAAAAAGCATATATACACGCATTTGACCGAATGCTTGAAACAAGAAAAGCAAACGGCAAAGAGGGGACATGGCAAACAGGATATGATGTGTTTAGGTGGTGGTTGGATGAGGACTTCAACCAATACGAAATCGGAGAGGAATTTTATCAAAATGAGGAGTGATAACAAATGTCAAAAAAGAAAATTAAAATCGGTGCTATAAGATATTATAAATGTACAGAAGTGTGACAACCATACTTGTTATTGGTTAACTACAAACGGATTAAAATGGTTAGGACGACAACTTAATATAGTTATAAAAGAAGATGGAAAGGAGAATTAAAATGATTTGTAACTGCAAAAAATGCGTATTCCATAAAGGAGAAACAGAGTGCCTATTACCGAAAAGCGAAAATTTTCAAGTTACGATGAATGACAGAGTAATATCGTGTCTTAATAATATTAAAGACGAAAACGACTTGTCGGCAGAAGGTAAAAAAAAAT